AGCGTTAGTATATGATTGTCCACAAGGCGATGTTTCAATACCAACTGTTATATCACTTGCTGCTCCGTGCATCTGAGCGTAGTGTACCGTTACAGATACAACTCTACCGTCTGCTGGCATAACCATACAAGCTTCTTCTTGATAATTAGCTGTTTGCTCATTAGCGGTTACAAACGGCATAAAGTGTTTATCTGTGCCTAAATCATCTACAAAGTTCATTGGAAATACTTGTATTTGTTTTTGTACACTACCTTCAATATCTAAATTACCGCTTAACTTTATATTACCATCAACCTCTAGCTTTTCAGATGGACTATCAGTTCCAATACCAACGTTGCCGCTGTCAAGTATAGTTAGCTTTTTAGAGCCAGATGTAAAAAAATCAAACCTTGTATTGGAGTCGCTAGAGTCATATCCTACTATTTTTGTTTCATCACTTGTATCGCCAAAATGTATAACACCAGCATCAGCATTTGTAGCTACTTTTAAATCTCCTACAATATGTAGTTTTTCAGATGGATCAGTAGTACCAACACCTACATTACCACTTTCATCAACAGTAAATTTAATAGACTCGTTAGAACCATCTGCATCTCTAAACCCTAAATGTATATCCTTAGTGTCAGAAGTATCTGAATCTACAGTAAGCTTTAAAACATGATTGCCTGTTGTTTCATCTTGTCTGTGATATATTCTAGCTGTCCTATCTTCAACGTCAAAGTTTATGCTTTCTTGCGCTTGTCTACCAATAGATAATCTTGGATTTGCTGTAGCATCAAGTTTGTATATTTGTACTTTTTCACTAAATTTGTTCGCCACAGCACTACCATCTAAAGTTAAGTAGGCTGTTACTCCACCTGAACCGTCATCTGACTGTAGTACTATATCTTTGTCGTCAGTTGTTTGCTGTATATAGAGATCTCCTCCACCTTGTTGTTTGATGTAAGAGTTGCTACCATCATGATATATTTGCGTGTCTAATCCAGTACCAAACACTGCTTTACTATTATCTGGAAATACTGTGTGGACAGTAGAACCTGCACCAACACTACCATCTAACCTAAAGTATTCTGTTACTCCACCTGAACCGTCATCAGACTTAAATATTATGTCTTTGTCATTAGCTTCATTTTGTATTACAATATCGCCAACGTAGTTTTTAAACGTAGCGTTTGTTCCATCGTGGTATAAAAATAAATCACGACCAGTACCAAATGTCAGTCTTTTGTTATCTGGAAAGTTTACAACGCCTTCGCTACCGTCTAAAAAGAAATATGTTTCAACGCCTCCAGAACCATCGTCAGACTTGAATATAATGTCACCATCGTTTTGATTTTGTTCAAAAATCATACTACCAGCCCAAGTTCTATAATATAAATCTCCTGTAAGATCCTGTATAACGCTGCTTGTACCGTTGTGGTATAATTCAAAATCAGGTCCTGTTCCTAGTTTTAGTTTAACATTATCAGCAAACCTAGCTTCTTTGCTAAATAAAACTATTTCAGCTCCACCATGAACTCTAAAGTATTCCGCTAAACCCCCGCTACCATCGTCTGATTGAAATATTATGTGTTTGTCGTCGCTATGATTAGCTATATAAAAATCACCAGTGTAATTAGTCATGTACGAATGTGTGCCATCATGCACTAATCGCAAGTCGTTACCTGTTCCTACGGCAAAGTCTACGTTGTCGTTAGCTCTTAATCTCTTGGAAATAGTTGTATGACCTAATCCACCATCAATTCTAAAATATTCTGCTACACCACCACTACCATCATCACTTAAAAATATTATGTCGCGATCATCAGTTAGAGTTTGAATATATAAATCACCAACACCTTCTTGACTAATATAACTATGTGTCCCGCTATGATATAGTTTTAAATCTTGTGAATTACCTATTTGTAGCTGTACATCATCTTCTAGATTTACAGTTTTGTGGAATTTAGTTCTAACGTTAGTACCATCTAAAGTTAAGTAAGCAGTTTGCCCGCCAGAACCATCATCGGACATTAGTATAATGTCTTTGTCGTCTGCCCGTTGCTGTATTTCTAAATTACCTTCAAAATTTTGTATTAAAGAATCTGTACCATCATGCGTTAATCTTAAATCTAAACCTGAGCCTATGTTTATAGCTGTGCTATCAACTATTTTTATAGGTTTATTAAAATTAACTCTATTAGTACTGCCATCAATAGCTAAATAAGTTGTAACACCTCCAGAGCCATCATCTGATTGAAATATAATGTCTTTGTCGTCAACACTGTTTTGTATGTATAGATTGCCAGTTCCAACCTGGCTTATATAGCTATCGCTACCATCGTGTTGTATTCTTAAATCACTAGCGTTTCCAAAGCCAAGCTTTTTGTTGTCAGGGAAAGTTGTTAGACCATTACTACCATCTAAAAAGAAATATGTTTCAACTCCGCCCGAGCCATCGTCTGATTTGAATATTATATCTTTATCATCAGCTTGGTTTATAATGTTTAAATGACCAGTAAAGTTTTGTATATAGCTGTTTGTACTGTCGTGAGTTATTCTTAAGTCGTCACCGCTACCAAAAGCTATTCTTTGATTATCCCCAATTTTTATATTACCATTAACTTCTAGCTTTTCACCAGGACTAGTAGCTCCAATACCAACGCGTTGATTAGCGTGGTCAATGTATAATGGTGCTGGTACATCATTAGTTCTACCAGTTGCTACAACTTCTAACTGTCCATTGTTAGCGTTAGACCTTGATACTGTAGCTACGTTTTGTATTAAGTTTGCGCCCGTAGGTTTTACGTTAGTTAGTCCACCGCCTGAAGCTACGTATAACGTGTCTCCAACACTATAATCACTAGTATCTATGTCTTGTAAGTTACCTATTGATATGGCGTGACCTGTAGAGTTTTGTGTGTAATCAGCATCTGCTAATCCAAAAGCAGGCATGTGGCTAGCACTAGATGCGTCTGCCTTAGCAACTATCACAGGGCCTACCGAACCGTGATAACCACTAATATAAACAGGGTCTCCTTTTGATACAGCTTCTTCAAACCTTACTGGTAGACTTACATACTCTGAGCCTCCGCCTGTAGCTAGACCAGTGTTGATATGTACTTTACCTTGAGCGTCTACTACTAAAGCAGACGTGCCGCTTGAAGCGTCAAGGTCTTCTAAGTATACATCATTTCTAAACCTTGATACAAAGTCCCATATGTGTTGTCCTATCCATTTCATTATTTACCTTGACCTCTATACTTAGATTTATATCCAGACTTATTTTTACTGGCATTTTTAGAATGCACACCTGGTCTTTTAGTTTTAGACTTGTATTTAAACGTTGACGCTATTTTTCTCATTACATAAAAAATATTTTGACTATACTACCTATTACAGCAACTACTAAAGCTTTTACCACATAGTCTATTGTTCTTCTCCATCTTTTCATAGCGTATATTTCAGACACAAGTTCTTCCATGTCTTTTCTAAACGCTGTATTTTTATTAACTCTAGCAACAAAACCATCGTCAGGATTTAATAATTGTGAAGTTAAATTGTCTAACTTCTTATCCATGTCATCAATCTTCTTTTCTAAAGTATCCATTCTTTGTTGCATTAATGCTATTTCTTGTGCTGCGGTTGCCATTATATTCTTGATAATAAATAATCTTCTACATTTTCTAAATCATAGTCTGTTAAACTGTTTTCAAATATTGCTATTTCATATACTATAGAGTCTAGACCTACTCCAGATAATGTACCACTACCTACCTGGTTAAATCTTAAAGAGTCTAAAATATTTGTTTGTATGCCTTCTATAATTTCTCCGTTTATTCTAATTAAAGACAATCCATCTGAGTATCTTATAAAAGACATAACAAAGTCTCCAAAAGGATAATGTATATCCATGTTGTTTCCATCATAGTTTGTTCCCTCTAATTTATAGCCTACCCTTGTAGGACTACCGCCTCTATATAATTTTATTAAGTCATTAAGTTTTCTACCTAACAATCCTTCGTTAGTTAAATTTACAGACTCGTTTAAGTTTAATGTTACTACAATAGTGAACTCAGAAAAATCTTTTTGTGTTGCACTCACTAATTCACTTGTGCCAGTGAACGTATAATTATCAGCTCCATTAGTAAATACATTAGGCATATTGTTTACATTAGTTTGAACTAAATCATAGGCGCTATTTAATTCTGGGTGGTTAGGCCACTCCTGCACAAATGCCTGTCTAAATAATATAGCAGCTCCTCTTTCATACCACATTAATAAATTTGGTATTGTAAGCATGTCAAGTTCATGAATCATGTAAGGCTTGGCTATATTTAAACCAAGACCTAGCATGGAACTCTTTTATAAAGAATTGCTTTTTCACCTGAAGGAAGACTTATATCAGACACGTCTATATATAATATCATGCCCTGCGCATATGTTGTTGTATATTGTACTCCTGGTTCGTAATGTGTTTTAAGTGTAGTAGGCGTAGACTTTGTAATAAACTGTACAGCCATATATGTTCCTGCTGGAATATTGGTTATAGATGTACCAGATACAAGTTTAGTGCCTTGTCTAGCAAAAGATTGATTAAAATGATCATTAATATTTGCCATAGTTTATTCTTCTTCTACATAAGATATATCTCCTGTATTTATATCTACATTCATTTTGCCATACTTTTCTTCTAGTTTGGCTTGCACATCATTCATTTTATCTATTACTGATGCATGCTCATGTAACAAATAATGCTTTTGTGTTTCTATGCTTCCTAGTTCTAATTTAATTTTGTTAGACGTAGAAATTACTTCTTGTAATTCTTTTAACTCTTCTTCTGTTAATTTTGTTTCCTTACTCATAATATTTAAAATTTATAATCTACATAATTTAGACCCATAAACGAATGCACACCATTGCCTTCTAAGTCTATTCTAAAGTCTGACCAGCCACTAGGCTCTACATAAGATAAAACCTCTGCTTCTGCATCAACAGGCTCTAAGCCTTTCCACAATACATCTACGTGGTATTTATCAGATAGTACAGGTGCTTTTGTTTGCTCACCACTTTCGTTATACTCACCTTGCTCTAAAACAATATAGCCAAGTCTAACTACACAATGATTGTGCGAAGGCACTACATCACCTAATTCTGTTGTTGTTGTTCCTAAAGCAGCTATCATATCATCTGCTTGTACTGAACTATTAAATTCGTATTTTCCTATTTTATTCATAATTAACTTGTTAACTCATCTAATTGAGTGGTGTTAAACGCTTCTTTATATATTCTTAATGCTTTTACTTTAGACAAACCTTGTGACGCTATATAACCACCTCGATTAAAGTATAGTCTATCTATAGAATCAGTAGGGGTCCAAACAAAAGTAGATGTGTTTAATTCTTCTTCTCCATCAGCATACACTATAAAACTTCCGTTTTTAAAAGCAATAGCAACTTTTTTTGTGTTATTGTTTAGCAAAGCTGAAGCAACAGTTCCTGTACCGCTTGGCTCATAATAACCCCAAACTTTTAGCGCTCCGTCGTTGTCTGTACCAACGTGAATAGAGTTAGATGTACTTCTATCAAAATTAAATATCTCTGTATTTTTTTCATACCCTTCTAGCTCTAAATAAATTGTGCCTTCTTCTTGTGGTATGTCAATCTCATCTATACTTTCTCTTGACACTATTTCTGCATCTCTAGTTACTTGTGAACCATTAGTAGGTATGTAAGAAGTTGGGTAGGATAGTTCTTCTACTTGAGCGCCCCAAATGTAAGCAACATCACCTACTTCAGATGAGTTGGCAGGAATATCTACTCTAAAAAACAATGTTCCTGACCCTGTTGGAGTTGTTTGAAATTGTACTCGCTCCCAGCCACTAGTTAAGTTAAATTCATGGCTTATTGTAGCCCCCGCGGCTGTTCCCAAACCGTACCAAAATAAAACTCTAGCAGTTTTTTCTACAGAAGACCCTTCACCTTTGCAGTAAACGCTAAAAGTATATGTTTGATTTTGCGTAACGTTTACAGATTTATATACATATGGGTCTGCACCTGTCGCTGTAATTTTTGTTGCAGTATTTAAACCTGTTGGCGATTGAAAACCATACAGTAATTCACTCTGGCTTTTATTCCATTTTGGAGGTTCAAAATCCTCACTATAATCGAAAAGATTTCTACTCTCAGGTTCAAGTAATAAATGACCATCAGGGTTATTTGTAAAGTCTATACGAGGTATTCCTTCTTTACCATTAGTGTATTGATAGTCTAATGCTTCTGTTCCTTCTACTAATTGTGCGCCCCATATTTGAAAATCTCCACCCGTTAAAGGCGATGAAATAAATACGGGATAAAAATTAGAATCAACAGACACAGTAACAGTATGTTCAAACCTTTGCCATTCCGTCGTAGCAGTAAACACGCTACTTGTATTAGCCCCATCTGTTCCACTAAAACTTTGCATTTTAAAATCATTTGTACCACTTGAAACTTTAACATAACAGCTAAGAGTGAAAGTCCCCGAACCCGTTGATATTGATTTGTAAAAATAAGTTGAATCAACTATATTTAATGTACTTGCTGTTTGTGTTCCATTAGGTGCTATTGATGTATTTGGCGTTACGTTTGCGGTTCCCGTTGTAGTCCACTCACTAAAATCTTCACTATAATCAAGTAGGTTATAAAAGCTCGGTGTTGTCTTTATCAAACCATCTTTACCTACATAAGTAGCATCTGTACCTCTAGTGACAGTAAACTCTGCATTCTTAAATCTACCATTAGTTTCTTTAGCAGCCAATAGATTACCATCTTTAACTGCCCATTGGCCTTCACCTAATTTTACTATACCTTTTCCCATTATATTATTGTATATCCGTTAGCTGATGCTAGTTCACTAAATGAACCATAATTAGTTACACCTGTTAGTAATTCTAGTTCGTCATCTGTTAGTGCTTCATTAAATACTGCTAGTGCTTTGACCGCACCTTCAAACTTACTGCCAGCTGAATAACCACCATATAACGATTTAATTACATTTGTATCAGGAGTAAAATCAATAGTTTCCGTATGTTTTTTAACGCCATTCAAGTAAACCGTAACATTAGTTGTAGTGTACTTTATTGCCATTTTATTATATGAACTAGTATTAATTCCGCTTATAGTTTTGTCAGATGGTGTAGATATTAAAGAGCCTCCATCTTGTATATCTATATACATATTTTGAGAACTATAACCCATTATAACAGCAGGGTCAGCATTATTTGTACCGCCACCAATAGAAAAAAGCTTAGTTCCTGTTAAGCTACCAAGTTTAGATTCTAAATATAAAGTTCCTTCCGTAGTGTTTATCAATGTACTATTACCACTACCTGTTAGTGTTTCTGCCGCTCTTGTAACACCTACTGCTGTTCCGTGATTCGGTATGTACGATGTAGCGTAGGGTAGTTCTTCGAGTTGTGCGCCATAAAATATTTCACTACCCGTTGCTCCATTGTTAATATTTGTAGCTGACGAAGATATTGCGCCCCATAAAGCTATTCTAGTTGATGTTGTTACAGTAGCAGTTAGTTTTAACCTCCACCAATTAGAATTAAAATCCTGCACTTCAACATTATCATAGTTGGTGTTGTCGTGTTCATAGTATGTTCCATTAAAGCTGTCAAATACTATATAAGAAAACCCCATTCCCATTTGTATTCCGCTATAGGAATTTACTGAACTTGTTTTCTTTTTAATAAACACAGAAAAAGTATGCGGCGTAGCATTGGTTGTTATAGTTTCATCAACTTTTCTATAAGCAACAGCACTATCATCTTCTATTATATAAGCATTATTAGAACCATCAGGACTAGATTGATTTGGTGTTAGTGCGGCATATACATTACTCCACTGACTAAAATCCTCACTATAAGCAACAAGATTAGTAGAAGTAGGCTCTAACAATATATGACCATTCTCTCCATTACTATCATAGTTTATTCTAGCTAAATCTACATCTGTACTAAATGTAATGTCTTTTAATGAAACGTTGTCTATTGTAAAACTACCGTATGTATCTCTACCAAATATTTTAAGTGTAGTTCTATTTGCTGTTGGAGTAAAATATAAAGTATTTACACCGCTATATACCTGGTAACCCCCCAGACCATCAGAACCACCACCTGTTGCTTGAAATTTTATTTCTCCTGTTCCTGAAGTATTGTTTACATTAAAACTTAACTCATATGTATTACCATTTGTTAAAGTTAAGTTGTCCTGTCTTAATACAGCATTAGTAGTAGCTATTGTGTCATTAAAATTAGCAACACCATCTTCTATACTCCAACCTGTATCTAAAGTCCACCTATCATTAGGGTCTACTTGTTTTAGAGATATATTGGTTATATAACCTGCCCAACCTGCTGTTGAAACGAATTGAAAATTATCAACAGTAGCATCATTAGTTATATATACGCTATGTGTTCCTTCTGTTCCACTAATAGAAACTAATGAACCCCCACCAAATTTATATTTTAATGTGCTACTATCAGTTACGTTTGATAAAGTATAAGTTAATAAAAATGCCTTTCCATTGTAGTCCGTCATTTCTACATTATTTTTAGTGTGTCCACCATCAACTGAACCATCACAAAAAATACCATCAGTAATTGTACTCCAACCATTACCCTCTACCCAAGGGGCTGTTAAATTATTATCACCCAACTCCTCAAAATCACCATTAAGTACTAATTCAGGGTCAGTAATACTCTGCATATCTTGTACTAAACCATCAGAGTTTATTCTTGTAGCACTACTTGCTCTATCGAAGTCAAAGTCTGATGATACGTCTATTACTGATACATCATCAATAAAATACGTGCCTGTACTACCTGTACCTGCTCTATATATTGTTAAATAGCCTGTGTTTGTTGGCTTTAAAAATACTTCAAAATAAGTAGGTGTAGAAGATATAGTTACAAATTTTTGAACACCACCAACGTAAATAGCAATAGTAGAATGTGTTGAAGTGCCTTTCCAAATTCTAGCTCTTACTTTTAAAGTTTTCCCTGCTTGACTACCTGTAAAAAGAGAGCTCGTATTTATTCTCGCTCCACCTTCGCTTGATGACAAAGTTACTTCTAACTTGTCTGTACTATGAGCTACACTCGCTCCAGCCGCTCCATTATAAGCTTGCCAATCACCAATGCCACTATCAAATGTAGAGTTATTTCCTGTTAAAACGTTTTCACCTGTATAAGTCTTTGCAGAGTGTACCCTTGCATCACTTGTTGCAGTAGGAGTAAGTAGTATAGTAGCTTTGTCTAATAGCTCGTAGTCTTTTAAAACTTTTATTTCAGACTTAGAGTCATTTTTATTTTCAAAATACTCTGCACGTCTTTTTAAACTATTTAATAGTTTTGCAATGCCAGACTTTACACCCTGAGCAGACTTACTTATTCCTAATCCTAACATTATTTCTTATATAAAATATATGTTTCGCTAGCGCCAGCTGTAATTGCTGTTATATCACCATATACTACAGTACCTTGTGCGTATTCAATACCAGAGTATGTACCGTCTCCATTAGCTACAGTAAATGTAGTAGGCGTACAATCTGTGATGAATTGAACAGCAAAATATGTACCAGATGTAGCTGTTACAGCTGTTGTTCCTGTAACAATTTTATTACCTTGTGTAGCAAATGAATTGTTAAATTGGTCGTTAATATTAGCCATTTTCTATTGTATTTTAAGTTAATTACAAAGTTAGTAAAAATTAGTTTATAATAGACTTCATATTCCAATATGCTGATGGTGTCAGTCTATATTTGTATTTAGAAGTATCATATAAAAGTCTTGTGTCTTTTGATAGCTTGTCCATCCAATCATCTTCTTCGTCCCATCCAGCCATAGCAGCTATAGCTAAACTAAAAAATATACCGTTTCTTAATTTTCTTATACCGTATTTAATATGTTCTGGCTGTTTATCTAAGTCTGATAATTTTATTTCGCCTTTTAAATATGATGTAAATAGTTTGGCAACAGCCGTATTACTGCCTATAACATTTCTGCCAAATCTATCCAATCTATCTTTACCAAATCTTTCTGTTACTAAAGTTGGAATGTACTTTTTAAATTGAAATAACAATCTACTAGTAGCATACATACCTGTTAACCTTTGATTAGTTATATTGTATCCTTTACCTTGCTCGCGTCTTACATTTTCCATAATTTCAGCTATTCTTTCTGGACTTAATGCTTTTGTTTCGTCTATATATTTAACATGCCCATTTTCGTCTGTAGTTATATTGTCGTATTCTTCTTTTGTCAAATAACTCAAAAACCCTGCTCCTTGTATGTATTTTTCAGACTGCTCCATAGGCAACATAATTAAGTCTGCTATTTGATCAAAAGGTGTTTTTTCTTTCATTGTATAAAATGATTCATACATAGATAAATCAAAACCTACAAAATTTCTTATAATAGCTGCGTTCTTTTTATAGTTAGCAGGATTTATAAATCTAGACTCACCTTTTAAAAATTGCTTCATTCCTGTTGCTCTTAGCTGTTGATATTTACCTATTGCTATATTGCTTATAGGAATCATAATATTCCAAGGCCCTAAAACTTTTAATGTAGTAAATAATACAAACGCATCTAGCGCTTTACCAAACTTACCTAGCTTACCTTGTGGCATCTTACCTTCTTTAATATAGCCTTTGTATATTGTTTCTACCCATTCTTTTATGTTAGGATTTATGTCATTATACTCTATAATTCCATCTATCAATACGCCTAACTTGTCAAAACCTTCAAACTTACCACCTATGTTTTTTGTACCGTATTTAAACATATTGCTTCTTAATGTTTTTAAAGCTATAGACTCTAGGTCTAAAGACGCAAATTCTTTTAAATTAATATTTTTCATATTAATATGTCCTGATGTCTCTTGCGTTCCTAACAACATTTTTATATATGATTGATCGAATGCAATTTGCCTTCCATCTTCATCTATACCTTTTTTTGCCAACTCAATAGCTTTTGATTTAATTGACCTAAAGTTTTGTAAATTTTTAAAATTATTTTTATTTACATCTTTATTAGAATATAATTCTTTCCATTCTACAAATGTTTTTTGTTCTCTGTTGCCAGTCATAGGATTTACAGCGTACACTGGCACAGAATTTAAATGTGACTCCATACCTTCACTAGATAAATACAATCCATACAAACCTTGTTTAGAAAAAGATTCGTTCATGTTAATAGCTTGATATGGTATTTCTCCTTTGTAATTACTTTGATGTATCTCCATAACTCTTGTAAATTCTGCGTGAAATTGTTTTTCTAGATTAGTTAATCCTGTAGTTTCTTTTTTCAAAACTACATATTCATTTTCACCTTCTTTTACAGTTTGATATATATTTCTATATACATGCGCATTTAATTTTCCTAAAGTCCACAACCTCAAATACTTAACTAAACCTAAATCTTTACGTGCTTTAGACTTTAATTTCTTAGCTATTTCTTTTATAGGTCTAGCTTCTTTATTGTATTCCTGCGTAAACAAAAAATATTCCTTTTCAATAATTCTTGTCATAGCTTGTACATCAGGATTGTTTGTGTCTACGTCATTAGACATTAACCATTTTTTTAAAAAGCTTACATCTTTTTCATCATACTTTTCGTAACCTTCTGGATTTAAAGCTATTTGTTCGTCTCTAGCTTTTTGAGCCAATACTATACTTATTTCTTTAACTATAGCTTGTTTAGCCAACTCTTCTATTTCATACTCAGAGGATATATCTGTAGCAAGACGCATTAATTCGTCTTTACTATAGTTGTTTAAATTAGAATAAATGTTTTTTAAAAAAGAGTTTATATAGTCTTTTGACCTAGACATTTTGTTGTGCTGTTTTTTTAACTCTGCATTTACGCTGTCATTAGACAATAAATTTACATCTACATTTCTTGCTATAGCATAATCTTCAAGAGTCATTCTAGGATTATAGGACAGTAATGATGAGTCAGAAATAGTTTTTCTTCTCATTACTTTACCTTGACTAATATTTTTTTGTTGATTTTCTAATATTAAACGTGCAGATTCGTCTACATTAGTATCAGGCTCTATTAAATTAGTCTTTTTTTTTATAGAATTTTTAGGATCTGTACCTATAGTCTTTAAATCTATATAGTGCAGCTCATCTTCTATGATAAGCGGCATAGCATCTACACCTAAGTCTAATAAACCTTTAATTTTATCATTGTCTAATGTATACTCTGCTATAGTGCCGTCTGGTCTATTTACAGCTGTAAACAATGCGTTGATTAAATTTCTATTGCTAGATGTAAATTTACTATAAGGTATAGTTAATTTGTTGTCTTTTAAATAAATTGTATTGTCGTTAATATTATCAGTAATTTCTGATTGATACAATCTTACTACAGACGATGTGTTTTGCTCAGCTAAATCTAATAAAGACTCTCTATTAAACTTGGAAAGCTTTGTTACGTTTTCTATAGATAATGCATTATTTATAGACTTTACAAATTTAGGATCAAATAACGCTAACATATTATCGCTAAATCTAAGCCTAGACTTTTCGTTCATTTTGTTAGTTTTATTATACTCATATGTAGCTAGTGCTTCGTATACAGACATAGTTTGCATAGGTGAAGTAGCTGAAGACTGCACATCTATAGTTATGTCTTTAAGCTCTTCTAAAAGCATTTCACGCATTTCCGCAAGGCTTTCTTGGTCTGTTGCTCTAGAAACTATATCTTGATTTATAAACATAGAATCTTCTGATATGTTAACTAATAAAAAAAACACCGAGTCTATATCTAATTTAGTTTGCTGTACATCTTTTAATTTATTTAAAATGTCACTTAACATAAACTCTGTAGCATTAGTGTTTATAACGCTAGATAATGCTTTGTCCATTATAGTGTTTTCTACATACATAGACATAGATTTAGACTTATAGCCTTTATCAAAATTAAATATTTTAGAAAATGCCTCGTATAATTTATTTATAGACTTATTAGAAAAAGAATTTGTAGACTCATACTTTTCCTCTAAAGCTACTAAAGCATTTAGCCTATTATTTAAGATAGGATCATTTTGTAATGACTCTGGCAAAATTAAACCTAATGGGAAATTTTTAGACTTTTCGTAGTTTTCTTGTCTTGCTTTTATTTCTAACACGCTTTGCGGATTAGTGTTATAAACATTTAATATGTCACTAAATGAAGATATATCATTTTTTACATCAGACAACATTCTTATAATAGAAAGATTTACCTCTGTTGATTTAGGTGTGTCTTTAGATAATAAATTAAATAGACTTCCTTTTTCAGAAACTAATTTTTGATCTAATTTAGATAAAGCTTTTTTCTTTCTATACGCGTCTGTTTTGTGTAAAGGTTTTACAGAGCCATAATACTCTTGTTTTAATGACTCTATATTTTTTGGATCGTTGTCGTTTATGTATTCGTACGCGTCCATGTTTTTCTTGCCTTCTAGCCAACTTAAAAACGCAGGTTCATAATGACCGTGTTTAGGGTCAACAGACTTTAAAATATTAGCTCTATTAGAATATTTATACATTCTAACAACCTCTTCTTTATTTAAAAACTCTAATACTGTTTCGTAGTCAAAACCTAGTCTAGACAAAATTATAGCGTCTTTTATAACTAAACTATTTATGCCTAAGCTAAAGACTCTTTGGTATTTAGCATTATCTAAAATTAAATTTACTAGCTTACTTACAAATTCTACTTCTGCACCGTTAACGCTGTCTTCAAATTTATTTTCTGTAGAGTTTTCTAGCGTAACAGAACCTAATAAAGATGCATTATAAAAAGACAAATAGTTTGTGTCTCTTAATGCTATTATAGCTACACCTAGTATATTTCTAATATCTACATTGTTTTGTGCAGACTGTTTATCAAAAACAGGTGATAATATATCTGTACTAAGTCTAGGGTCTTTAATATTTAAAAAGTCTTCTATACCCTCTAATGATTTACTTGTAATTTCATCCATATTAGGATCAGAAAGGAAATCCGTTAATTTATTATGGAATCTATTGTAAGCCTTCTGAGAATCTGTTTTAGGCTCTGCATATTTACCATCTATAAATAACGAGTCACCATCTTTGTCAGAACCTAATATAGCAGATACTGCTGGCGGTATCATCGTTACTTGACCTGCATCTTCATCTAAAAATTCTTTTATAACAAAAGTTTGTGTCATAGCAAGTTTATCTGCTGGTACACGAGTAGCTGTTACTATATCTCCTTTTTTAAAGTTTTTAGACATAGCTGCTGGCAATATAATTTCAGATACAGTTAAATTATCAGGCAGAGTAAATATTTCTGTTCCTAAACCATATGCAGACTTTAATGTTTTAGTTTTAACTCTAGAAGCTAATGGTATACCTACTGGAGATGTTTCAAAAGCTATACCCCCTGGACTTCTAAATTTAGTAGATCCTAATATTACACTTTTAGATATAACTTCCATTAATTTAGATTGTACTGACGGCAAGTTTACATTACCGCTTTGTACTAAATATGACAATGGATTGCCTGCCCACTTAGGATCTATATACTCAGATAATTCTTTTTCTATAGAATCTAGAACTTCTTGCTGCGACAAGGCAACAGCTTCTGTGTACAATTGTGTTACTTCTAAACCTACAGACTTCATGTCTTCAGGCAAAGCTTGTAGTATATTAGACAGCAATTGTATAGGCACTGTAGATGACTCTTCGTTTCTTTTAGACTCTAGTATATTTTGTATACCAAACTTTTTACCATCTAAACCTCTATATAGCCCATCAACTACATATCTGTCGTCCATAGTTTTATTAAACTCTTCTAAACTTATTTGTTTTATAGGTTTTTCTCTGCCTACATTTATAAGGTCTGTAGAAACGTTTTCTGTTAACAATAACTCTAACTCTAACGCATTGTATTTAGAGTCGTTAAATGTGCTTATAATGTCTGACATATTAACTCTTACATCGTCTACGTTTAATGTTTTAACAAAAAAATTGTTAATGTCTGATTTTACAGAAGATTGAGACATTGCTATCACTGGCACATTTTTACTAAAATTACCTGCTATATGATTTTTTCTAGAACGCATAACCGCTCTAAGCTTAGCTAATGTTACATTCCCTGATTTTATTGCTTCTTCTACTATAGCGTCACTTAACACTACTGTGTTGTGTTTAAGATATAAATCTCCTGAATCTAAAGATTGTGACCTAGTGTCTTTACCAGAATACACTGTTTTTAAAACAGAACCATATTCATTACCTAATCCAGCATTTTCATCTGCTAGTTTTTTATCTTCAGGCAATATCCAAGACTGAGAATCGTCTACTATGCTATAACCTTCTTTTGGTTCATTAATATATTGTAAACCTGGCTCTGCATTAGGGTTATAATATATGTCTGGAGTTACTATAACCTCTAACTCATCAAATATAGGTCTACGTCTAGCTATAGCCATAGCTGATCGTTTTACGTAATCTATAGCATCTTTTCTTTCAGCATGATCTGCTACTAATGATTTTTGAGCAGAGTATTTGTTTAAAGCATTAGACACTACCATTTCTTCTAATAACTTTCTAGGTAATTTTTTTGTATCTGATTTTATTTTACCGCTTTCTATTAGATTTTTAAGTATATAAGGGTGTGTTTTGATTTGCTCTTTTAATTGATTTACATACTCGTCTAAAACTTTTTTATCTGTTATTTGCTCTATTATAGTTTTACCTGACCCTGGTTTTTTAAACAACCTTGATACTTTGTCTCCTTTTCCATTTTTATACCTTGCTTTAGATATTTCTTTAGCCAAAGACTTTATAACAAACACTTCATCAAAAGCTCCATTTTTTTTATGCAAACTTTTATATTTGGGAACAGTTACATTGTATCTTCTAGATTTACCTTCAAATACCATTATAGGCATTTGATATGATTCGTCTTGGGAAATATAACGCAACACATCACTTATAAACATTTCTTCTGACGTCATGTTAACGTAACTGCTGCCAAATTTATAACCCTCTGCTTTAGTTACTTCAGCGCCAGATGTTGCTGATATTATAGGTGTTATACCTTTTTTAAGCAACAAAGAAAACACACTACTGTTTGCTAATGTTTTTATTTTGTCATTAGTAGGTCTAGTAGGGTCTTGTAAATATTTAAGTATGCTATCAAAGTTTTCGTACAACGCGCTAGTTTTGTTTAGTAAGCTAGTGCGTGTATTAAGTTTAGCCATTTCTACTAATGTAGTTTGGTTTAAATCTCTACTAGCTATAATAGATGAAGATGCTAGTTGTTTTAAAAGAGCTGCCTTATTAGCTGGATAATATTTTACAGCATCTTTTATAGACATCATTTTACCATCTACTACTATAGACTTAGTATTCATTATAGCATTTTCGTCTATGTATGATTTATATATATTATCATTTATAATGCCTTTTCTTTTTAAAAACTTAATAGCATCATGTATTGTAGAATTGTTGTCTAATGCATTTACAAATTCATTTGTATCGTAAAATACATTTTCATTAATCAAAGCTTCTGAATAAAAAGACTCTAATTCGCTTAAATTAAATACAAAATCAAATCTACTGTCTTCTTCTTGATAAAATAATATATCTCTGTTTTCTACTACATTACTACTAGCTTCGTGATAAATGCTTCTAGCAACACTTGTAAAGAATTGTTCTGAACCGTATGGAGCTTGTGTTAGCTCAAAAAATTCAAGCTCTATAAACTCGTTAAATAATTTTACTTCTAACGATTTAGATTCTTTAAGATTTTGTAAGAACTCATTAAAAGAAACTATGTCGCCATTATGTTTTATTGACTTGTGTAACTCTCTACGTAAATTTTGTCTTAATAAAGATGGACTCTTTTTAGTAAACTCTGCAAACTTTTCTTTAGTAGCTATTTTAGCTCTACCTGTTCTTGAATAAGCAAACTGTGCAAACGCTTCAATTAATTTAGATGCAGATGATCTTTCGTTTTGCACTAATGGATTGTCATTGCTTTCTATATATTGATCTAACTCTTCTTCAAAAGCAAATGGTATACGTTGTGATTTTTCGTTAATTATATCAGCTTCTTTTAGCTTTTCAGTTATTATACTATCACCAAACACACCTAATATAGTAATATCTCCTAGTAGTTTACCAGCTATAGCTTTTTCAAAGTCTTCGCCTATATTGATGTTAGACAACTCTGATTCATCATACATTGTAAACTCTAAGGCTTTAGCTTCTAATATTTCGCTTATTTGCTCCTGTGTAGGATTATTAATAGCTTGTAATTCATTTACAGATTCTTCTAGCAATACATTATATCTTTGTGTATTTTCTGCTACTGCATCAGAAACCTGTCTATTTAAATTAGCTGCTATTTCTGATATTATATTTATATCTCTTACAAAACCTTTGCTTTTTTGACGCATAACACGTCTAGATGCTTTTTCTATAGGAGTCTTTTTTCTACGTTTTTCTGATTGTGCTTTAAATATTTCTAAAAATGTATTTATACCTTCTCCCTGCGCTTTTCTATACTCATCATCTAATGATTTTAATATTTCTTTATCTTGTTCTTCATTAGATTTTTTTGTGATAGCTTCTAATTTTTCTAAAGCTATCTTTGTTTTTCTTTTGTAAGATTTTGTAGTTTTTACGTCAGACGTTATAATGTTTTCTAATGTTACATCATCCATCTCTAACATTTGAGCAAATATTTCCTCTTGTATAACTTCTTGGTTTTCTATAGCCGCAGGTACTATGCTTTGTAAACTTTTTATTTTGTCTATAATAAGATTTACTTCGGCGCTATATATTTGTCCAGAAGCCATTTTGTCTTGTAAAGCTTTTATGTCTGCCTCTAATGTTATGTCGTGATTTAACAACTGCTTAATCATTTCTACATTAGATAACATTTCCTCTATTAGCATTGGCCCTTCTGATGTATCAAACAATATATTTTCAGGATACATTTGAGCTACTTTTTTAAATGCTGTTTTATCTTGTGCAATTAATTTTATTAAAGAATCTTTAATAGGTAATCCTTCTAAAGCTGGCCACAAAACATGTCCGAACTCATGCTTAATGGTGTTATATAAATCTGGATTTACCTTTCCATATATAACACCTCCTAATACACTACCTAATGTTCCTTGACCAAATAATGAGCTTATATCTGATGCTATTTGTATAGACTGCTGTGGAGTTTTAGCATCTCTCATAGCATATATGTAACTAGGCTTATTCTTTTTTACATACTCTTGATATTCATCTTGCGCTAGTTTAATTTCTTTATCACGCTTAGCTTTTAATTTGCGTTTTTCTAAAATACGCATAGGGTTGTACCAAGCTGTTTTGTATTCGTTTTTCCTTTTAGCGTCTTTCTTTTTATCTTTTAATATTTTTTTAGGATCTACTATTTTTTTATCTTCATCTATTTTAGATCGCTCTATTCTAGATAATATAGATTCTAATGCTTTTTTTGTTTTGTTTAAAACCTTTTGCTCTATATCTGTAAGCTTTTCTTTTAACTTTAATTCAGCTATTTGATCTTCTAATTTTTTTATAATTCTTAAATCTTTATTGTCAGCCTTCTTTTTTATAGACTCTTTAGGTGTAGGCTTTTCTTCTTTAGAAACTTTTTGTTCTGTCGCAGTTTGTGCATCGACTTTACGACCTGTTTCTATATCTTCTTTTTTTGTTGTTATTTTATCTTTTACACTATCTACTACTTCTTTAGTTTTAGTTTTTATTTTTTGAAATAATGATGGTTGATTTTTCTTTTTTTCTTCTGTAAGTAATTTTATTTCGTTATCAACTATTTCTTCTAGCTTTACATCGAAATTATCAGGCAAATTATCCAAACTTGTCTCATTTGTTATTCCTGCTTTTGTTAATGCATTGATAGCAATAGACTTAATTTCTTCATCTGTAAACCCTTCTAGTTCGTTTTCAGCGCCTATCTTTATTTCTTTAACTATATTGTCTACAAACGTATTATATCTATTGTCAGACATGTCTTCAGGAGCTTGCTCCATTACAGGCTTTCCTTGCTCGTCTAATACAGGGTTACCTTGTTCGTCTAAAACTTGCTGTTGTTTAGCTTGTGACGTAGCTTCAGCATAAGCTGTTTTCATTTCATTAAATGATGCTACAAACTTTTTAGCTATAGATTTAGATTTAGCAGCTGCTTTATTAACTAATGAAACAAAATTTTCTTTATTTACTTTATTTCTGTTTTTTGCTTTTTCTAATGCCTTAGTAGTAAAATCATTTATGTTAGACTGTGATTCGTTTTGTAATGCATTATAGTTGTTTTCTAGCTGAGCAAATTTTTCGTTTTCTACCTCTATTAATGTATTAATGTTTTTTATAGCATTTTTTTTGTTTTTATCAGTCTGTCTAGATCTATTTATTTTATCTATATCAGCCTGTAATTCTGCTAAATTGCTTTCGTATATACTTTTTTGATTATTATAATCATCTTCACGCATAGCCATTAAAGAATGCTCTTCAAATAACACACGTTCTTCACTTGTAGTAAAATCTACATTAGTGCCTATTTTTTCTTTAATAGACGTCATGTTGTCTATCAAAGACATCATTTCATCTCTAAACCTTTCGTCTACTGAGCCATTATCTTTAGCCGCTTCTTCATTAAGCCAGGATTTTAGAGACTCTTGATTGTCATACTTTACAGCCTCTCTTACAGCCTCTCTAATAGCGTCAGACTTTTCGTATGTCTCATCTACATTTAATCTGTTCATAGAGCGCGTTATACTATCTATACGTTGATCGTTTTGAAAGCTTCTTTCAGCTACATCGTTTATTAAATTAGTATATCTGCTTATAGTAGCACCAGTCATACCAGAAAATAATGATACAGCTTTTGTACGCCTTGCTTTGTCTGATGAATAAAAGTCCCAATATGTTGGTGTTTTTTCTTCTTCTCCTCTAGCCTCATTTAAAGCTTTCTTTTCAATCCACTCTTGATATGTTTCTTGAAACATTTCTTCTATCCCTTCAGGAGCTATTAATACTGATGCTCTTGCACCTGATCTTCCTGGCAATAAACCTGCTCCTAGTCCTACAGCTGCGCCTTTTAACATAGAGTCACTCATGCCTTCTTCACCTAATGTAGCTGCGCCTGCAATAGATGCCCCAGCTGTAGCGCCAACTCCACTATTAATTAGTATATTTTTTACCCTTTTACCAAAAGTAGACTTAGACTGGTTCATTTTTTGTACAGCTTTAGGTAGTAACAACTTAGAGCCACCACCAAAAGTAAAAGACCATGACACCGCGTCTACAGCTATCCATTTTGAATTATCTACAAATATATTGCCTGCTATTTGACCAGCTAATCTTCTGCCTTCTTCATCTGTGCCAAACTCATCTAATGCTCTATCGTAAGCCATACCAGACACTATTGCGCCGTCTACTATGTTCATGCCAGCACCACCACCTAATCCTGCAACTGCCTTACCTTGATTAGTTAATGCAACTCCTTTAGGCCCTTTAGTAAATAATTTACCTAACCCTTTACCTCCAAACTGCGAACCAGCTGAAGTTTTAGTTAACATATCTGTAGTTAATTTTCCGCTTTTTTTAGCTAAAGATTTACTAGCCATTCTAGTCATAAGGTTTCCTGCTCCTTTTGCAAGACCCATACCACCAGCCATCATTGTAAGTAAATTTGGCATTTGCCTAGCAAAGTCTGTAGTCCAAAAATCTGCTGTACCTAAGTCTGACCATTTAAAATCCTCAGTACCTGGCTTTCTATATTTTACGCCATATTCTTGTAGTTGACCAGCAGTATTTTCTTCTACCCAGTCAAAAATGTTTTTGCTAAAATCTAATCCTAAAGCTTGCTCTGCCATGCCTAATGGAGTAGCATAGTTATACGCTAATTGTGTCAAGTCTATAACTTGTTCCATTACATCTCCTGTACCTGCAACTAATGACCTTTTAGTTTTTTCTGCACCAGACATAAATATATCTCTTGTGTCTGCCGCAAAACTGTCTGGCTGAACCATACCAGTAGATCCAAATCTTTGTTGCTCTGCTACGCTTTCAGAGGCTCTTTTAATAACCTCATTTTGTTGCTGAGCTATTTGATCAAAATTTTGTTGAGATTTTTGTGTAGATTGTGGCTGTTCTAAACCATCTAAAAAATTATTTGGCATAATTATTTTTTATTTTTTGCGTATGCGTTCCAATTTCCTGACAACAATCTGTATTTTTCATACAACTCTGAATCAGCAAATATCCCTGATTTGCGAAGATAAGAATTAAAAGTTGCAGAACCACCTTTTAAAGCTTTACTAAAATCAGATTCTTGACCTAACTCTGTATACATGTTTCTTATATTTTGTTGTAATACAGCTCCTGGTTTTTCTGTGCCTTCAGGTATTCTAAGCATATTAAAAGCCATAATGTTGCCAAACATATTATTATCTACGCCGTGATAATTCATAGACTTCATAACTTCTGGCCCTAATGTATTGTAAATCATTACAGTGCCGTTGTTATCTCCTGTGTACTCCATTATGCCATTTTCGGCTTGTAGCATTTGTTCAGCGTTAGCTTTTTTGCTTTCTATCATTTTTTTAGCATCAGCATTTTGATTCATAACAGCTGATAACTCATCATTATCCATATATTCATTTACAGCAGTCTGCATGTTAGGATTCATGTCTATTACTTTATAATAAAAATCATCTCTTAATGCATCTTTTTCTTGTAGCTCTGCTAACAATACAGTTTTTCTAGATTGTGCATTTCTAAAGTTTTGCTCTAGCTCTGCTGCTTTTTCTGGGTCTGTGTTTTCAGTTATTAAAGATGTTTTCAATTCACCAGTGTTTTCATCTAAATATGTTATTTGTGTTCCATAAAAATAACCATTCAGTCTAGCGTCTATTGTTTTAGATTCTTTACCAAATATTTCCCAACCAGTATCTGAATCAGTAATCATATTACCATCTTCATCATGCAAAGTTGTTGTGTCTATATTAAACACATTATTAAATCTTTCTTCTTCTAAATCCGAAGAAGTTACTGGAATACCATTTTCTGTTTTTAATGCTAACTTAGGGTTTGGATTATAAAAAGTACCATTTTTTCTACCATTAAATGCTGCGTATCCAATAGCATCTTGCAAGTCTGGCGATTGTGTAAACATCATTCCTCCTGTATTTATACGCTTTCCATTTTTCATAGAGGCTCTTTTAGAAGGATCGTAACCAAATTGCATAGCTTGATCGCCAACATTTTTAAATGTTTCATCAAAAGATTCTGTAAATGCTTTTTGTGGAGGCGCTACTAAATTCAATGTTAATTCACTTAATTTAGCAATTTCATTACCAAATGATGTTTTAATTTCAGCAGTACCTGTAACTTGTCCATCACCTATATATTTTTCTCTAGTATAATTTATTAAATCTATTTCTGTTGGCTGCTGACCATCATGTTCTCTTATATAGTTTTGCGTAATAGCTCTTTTGTTTTGTCCGTGATCTAAAATATCTGTAGGCTGTATATTTACACCCTTTTGTCCTTCTGTAATATAACCATCGTCTATTTCTGTTAACAGCCCTTTAAACGTATAAGTATCAGTTTTGCCATTTAAATAGTCGTTATATCTTTTTATTTCATCATTATGCATTAGTAATGGACTATCATCGCTAGCCTCCATAAACTTACTAATGTTATCTTGATTTAATTTAATTCTATCTATTTCTTGTTCATATTTAGCTCTTCCTTTGTACAACAAATCGTTGCCTTCAGCTAACATATATTTTTGTGCATTCCCGTATTTTTTTGCGCCCTCCCTTACTTGATCATATAAATCATCTAAATTGTTTTGAAGTTTTGCAACCTCTTCTCTTTTAGTGGTTATTATTTTAGCGTTTTTATCATACGCTAATTGTTGCTCTCTTAAAGACGCGTCTAGCTCATATTGTTGTTTCAGCTCAGCTTGTTCTTTGCTGTACATTTGTTGAGCTATTTGCATTTCTCTAGCTTTAGCTTGTTTTTTGTCTGATGAAAACAAACCTAATAAAGCTGTATTTAGACCAATTCCTGCCATTATCCTTCAGTATTTGTGTTAGATTCAAACATGTTTTTTATACCACCTAATCCTAAGCTGTCTAAAAAAGATGTGTTTTCTACCTTTACATTGTCGCCAGTTAGAGAAGCAATATATCTTCTTTGCATTTGATCTCCTTTAGCGTTATTAATATTATCCATAGCTGTTTTAAGAGCAGCAGCTCCTAATGCAGAAGCGCTAGATTGTCTTGCTTGCATTTGTTGCATTTTTTCTTGTCTTAACTGTAAAGCATTTTGTTTTTCGTAAGACTCTTTGAAGTTTAGCATTTGATTGTATGCGTCTTTATTTTGCTGTCTAACAGCCTCATCTTTTGCAGCGAAGTCTAATAGCGCAGATTGCCTCTGACTATCTAACACTCCTGTCATGGCAAGAAATTTAGCTCTATCGCCAGCAGTTCCTCTAATAGCGTTTTCTACACCTAAATCATAACTTTCTTTAATTCCTTTACGTATAGCTCTTTCTTCTGTAGGTCTAAAGCCTTGTTTAGATAATTGTTCTGCTTGATATAATTCAGCTTTAAATGCTTCAGATATTTCTGGCATATCTAATATCTCAGGATCTTTAGACGCTTGACTTAATGCTTTAGCACCTACTAATGCTGAAACAACAGTGCCTATACCTCCTATAGCGGCTAAGGGCCCTTCCTGTACTACAGGACGATTATCAACACTAACATCATCAGTATCATCCCCACTTACAACGACCTCTGGAATTTCATTTGTTATTTCAGTAGTTTCAGTAGTTTCGTCTACAGGTTTGTCTTCTACAACTTCTGTAGGCGCTTCTTCTACGCTTATGTTTCCACTGTCATCATAAGTAACTTCTGTTGATCCTACAGGTTCTACTTTTTTATCTTCAGTACTGTATCTTTTTTCTAAATCTGAATCTTCAACAACTACGCTTGATACTTGCTCTTGCGAATGTCCAAAAGGGCCTGTAGCTCTAGGATTTCCCTGTATAACAGACATGTCTATTGCTACTTTATCTATTTTCTTTTGTACATCAATAATATCTGCTTCAGTAAAATTATCAGGATTAGATTGCATTTCAGCTAAAGTTTCTCGTAAAGCTTTTTCTTTAGTAGTTAAATTTACTAGCTGATTGTTAGTTGGAACTTTATTATCAGTTATAAATTTATTATAATCTTCTAGAGCTTTGTCGTATGCAATTTTATCTTCAGGCTTTCTAGTAGCTAAATATTTTTTGTTTAATTTTTCTAAATTTTGTTTTCTATCATTTGTTTCTTTAATTAAAATTTCATTTTTTTCAGGCTCTAACGATTTTATAGAATTGTCTCCTTGTGTTTTTTTAGAAAAATTATCACTTAATGTTTTAAGTGTTTTTGTATCTGTTTCTGCTTGTGTTGGCGGCGTATCAAAAAATGAAAATCTTTTTTGAAAAGACGTTTGTTCTTCACCATCTGACGAATGACCAGTATAATAAACTGTACCGTCTTCTAATGTTCTTTTTTGATAACGAGTAGTACTTCCTTTTGGAGTTCTTCCTAATGGATCAGTATACATGCTGCCAATTTCAGCAATTTCTTTGTCATTTAAATCAGTGTCTCCAACAGCTTTATGACTCCATTGTTTTGTTTCTGTATTATACTTACTATTAATTTGTAAATACTTGCCAGAACTATTATCATAAACCCTATAATTTTTGTCTAAACTTACAGTTTTAGCTTTAGGAGCTTTTGGCTTTTTAGTTTTATTATCTGTAGCATCAGTTGTAGTTTCATCGTCAGATATATTTATATCGTCATATGAGGAATAAAAATTTAATTTATTATTATCTAAGTCTACATTAACAAAAGATTTAGAGTTACTATCCCAATTAGACCTTACAGTATAACCGCCTTCGTTAACATAATTAGTTAATTTATTCTTTTTATTAATTAAATTTTCTTCTAAATTATTTACTACTTTAATTTTTGACCAATTGTCTTTGTCTTTAGTAGCTTTATTAAATACTCTTTTATGTTTATCTGATAAACCTTCAAACAAGACTCCTCCTATATTTTTTCTAGCTTTTTCAAATTCTCCGTTTTCTATTAATGTTGCAGCCCCTGGTCTTGTACTTATAATCAAAGCCATAGTAGCTTTTTTTTGCTCTTCTATATTGTCTGACCAAGCATCATATCCATATTTATTTAATATTTCATCTCTTGTAGATTTAATAAACTGAAAACCACCTCTAGCTGTAGATGTAACTACGTTTTTAGTACCTTTTTCTACGTAAGGTATATTTAATTTACCTACATCAAAAGTACCATCATTACCATGTTCTACAGAATACAATCCAAATAAGAATTTATCTACATTAGGATTTTCAAAATTTATATTAAGTGGTTTAGGTGCCATTTTAATCTATTTTGTACGGATTATTGTATTGTTGTGCTGTTTGCATATATTCTACATTAGCATCTATTAACTCTTGTTTTTGTTCTAATTTTCTTTCTCTATATTCTTCTTCTGCTTTCATTTTTTGCATAAGCTTCTTCTTTTTCTTTTTGGCTTTTAATGCTAATAAGCCAGCCCCTACTGCTAAAAATGGTAACGCTGGCGCTAAACCTGCTAATGCACCTGAACCTGCGCCTGCACCTGCACCTCCGCCACCTATGCCCAACTTTCCTAATAATCCAGATAAACCTCCTGTTCCATTTGTAGGTAAAGCGTTAGTTAGATTTAAACCCATAGTATTATCTGCTTTTTTACTTAAGCCTAAAAAACTTTTAACTTTATTTATGCCTTCTTTACCACCTATAGTTTTATATATGTTTTGTGCTGTTCCCACAGTTTTACCTAAATCAAATCCTTTAGGACTTTGCGTATTAAGATTAAAATCATAAGTAGACATCATAGGATATTCACTAGTAGATCCGTAATTTATTTGATTGTCTGTAGACATACCAAAATCTCCGCTTGTTAAAGGTGTATTTTGCGATGTATTTTGCGGTGTTTCTTGCAAAATCATTTGTCTAATCATGTCATCTGACATGCCCGAATATTGAGGTAATAACTTTAACTGTTGTACTTCATTTTCAAAATTTTGTGAATCTACCATTATTGAAAAGATTTTCTAATTTTTGCCTTAATAGCAAAGATACTAAATTTAGAGTTATTATTATTTGTTAATTTTATTTTAGCATAAGTTCCCACTAATCTTTTTGTAGCTGATTTTCCTCTTAAAGGAAACCTTAAAATTCCTTCTCTTACTTTATGTATTAAGTCTGAAGCAAATGTAGTAGACTGTTCAGCTGTTTTATCTGTACTAAACGTAGCCCCAGTTAAACTTACTACACCAGAATTATCAACATCTCCTATTACTTCACAAGTGTCAAACTTTTTACTGTCTAAAGGAGAGTCTGAAACTATAATTTCTATGTCCTGTGGATATGTAACATCTATCATTTTACCTCTATTTGCAGCGTCTGAATCAAACAAATGTATTTTGCTACAATTTACATTACTACTACCCATAGTTGGCTGTATACGACCATGGCAATACAATTTACCATTATGCGTTATCCATAAAGGTGGAAATGCATCTAATTTACTTTCAAATGCATTCATAAATTCATTATAGGTTATAGTTTTTTTGTTTATTTGACTATTTTGATAATCAGCAAAACTAAAGAACACTCTTTTTTCTTGTTGATTATATCCTAAAGAAACACCTTTAGCTTCTTGCGCAAATATAAATTGCGAATCTGGCACTCTTGAATATATTGTAGATGTTTTAGATTTATATGATGACACGTCTGGTATAATGTCGTTCATAAACTTCATTATAGATTTGTCTGATATAGTACTAAAACCATCTGCATATCTGTGTATTTTTTTATTTACAGCATCTATAAAATAAATAGATGTGTCTGTAGATATTATACCTTCCCTATGTAAACCTCCAAATTGTTTAGTTATATATGCGTGATTTTCTATAGTATTAGCAGAGCCTAATAATATATCATTTTGTGATCCTAATAAAGTTCTAGAATTTATAAATAATTTTCCAAAACCTGTGTCTTGTAAAAAGTATAAATCATCTCTAAAATTAACTAGAGCGTTTATTTCGCCTGAAACGTTTTCTACGTCATGAAACTGAGCAATAGGAAAACTTCTAAAAGAATCTGTTCTTTCTCCAGATAGTTTAGTTTTACTATAAGATATATTGTTAGGTTGATTTAAATCAAGAGATCTTTTTCTTTCGTTTACAGACAAATATCCTTTTAAATTAGGCTCTTGACTATATATATTATTATAAAGTAAATCATTTACATTTGGTAAAACGTCTGGAAAAAATCCTGCGTTTATAAATTTAGAGCCTAAATGCTGTCCACTTCTCATGTCTACATTTACTCTAGACTCTACAGGAAAAGTTATTACTTTAGCTGAAGATCCATCTGGATGAAAATGAGACATAGTTAACTGATGCGAAAATATACTTACAAATGTGTCTCCACCTGCTACAGTTTGTTTGAAGTTTGTACTAGGTGTGTGACTAGACGATACTCTAGTAAACTCGCCTGCCTGTATGTATCTAGTGGCGTATAAAGAATCATCTTGTACTCCACCATATATAGAAGAAGCTTCTGATGTAGATTTTTTTATTTCTACTAAAGCATAACTTGGTATTTTTTTAATCCTATAAGTATTATTCCATAATATTTTTGCATCTCCTAATAAAGCCCTATTTAAATTAGGCACACGAACTCTGCCAGTATCGCTTTGAAGAAAAATACATCTATTACCTTTTTGTATACTTTTATTAGTTTCATAACCTACAGTGCTTTGTGTTTTCATGTATGTTTCTACATAGCCCTGATGCGTATCTTCATCTGCATCAACCAAACCAGTATCTAATAAACCTTGATTTTTACAACTACCTATACTAACATTGTAAAACAATCTAGAACTGTTAGATAAAGGTCTTGAAGCGCTATCTCCTTCTGACAACTCGACACCTTTTGTTAAATTAACATTGGCGCTAAATAAGCCTTGAGCATTATTTGCTGTTGTGTTGCCGTCGCCATTATAATAATGACCAAAATCATTATTGTTTTGTGTGTAATAATTTATTCCGTTTCTACCATCTGGTTTAGTTACATTTCTTAATCTATAAAATTGAGTATCATTAGTATATGTTTTGCCAACGTACACATGTTGTCCATCAGTGCTATTTATTTCTTTTTTTCCATAAAATCTTTTTGTTGTTGTAGTGTCTGTGCTGCCATATGTATAAGCAGATCCTGCGCTAAATTGCACATTATCTTTTAAATTAATAACACTTATACACTTAGCCCTATCTCCTGATTGAAATTTATATGGATATGCGCCAAATAAACTATCAGGACTGTATAACACAAACATACCAGCTGGAGACATCCAGTTTCTACCTACACCACTAACATCAGAATAATTTTGATGATAATTATTCCCAAATATATAAGACTGTGGGCTTGTTCCGTTTTGTTCATCAGCTTCATTTGGATATATATTTTCGCCTAACGCATAATGCGAACTATACTTATTACCAGTATCATTCATAGCTTTTCTGTTGGCAGCATTAGAATCTCCTATTTTAATATCTCTGTCATCATCTTCGTGTATAATTCTAGAAACGGCCACAGCTAAACCTTGCTGCATAATAGTAGAGTCTTCTTCGCTACGTTCTGCTCTAACTATTCTAAATCCTGATACTTTGTCTATTACAGATTGTGGTAATTTTACTTCAAATTTACAAACTAAGTCTAAAGTTAAATGGCTAAAACTTCTTGTATCTGCTTCATTTTGACTAATACAAGGATATAAATAATTTTGTTTATTGTTAGTGTCTACATGGTATTCTGGCTCATCAACAAACTCATAAGTGTCTACATATCCAGGAACAGCTATACCCTCAACTACATCTAATCTATAATCTTCAGCCACCGCAATTCCATTTTTTCTTGGAGGCTTAGCGTATACTACAGCAACTGGAGAACTATCTGTAGGGCTTCTATGTTCAAATGTATGTACAAGCTCTAAATTTCTATCATCATGATAAGGCATTTGTACATCTCCCATCCATAAAGTATTTATAGGATTTCCTTTTTTATCATAAAATAAAATACCAAATCTATATATTTCACCTCTTTTATATCCTTTAAGACTCATCATTAATGGATCTTTATTAGACACAGAAGCTGTAGAAGTAAATATTTTAGAATCTACATTATTTACATCTAAATCAGGTATACTTTCGTTTGCGCTTATAAAAGGAAAATCGTCTGCTTGTCCTGATATATTATCTGATTCTTTGTATGTAGTAGCAAATGACATTCTAACTCCTGCTCCTACACCAAATCCTGCGGATTGCGCTCCTAAAACTCTGCATAATTTATCTACATTGTTTGCTTCATCTACTGGCACAGTAGTTAATATGTTGTAAGAATATCCTCCTTCAGACGATAAACCTTGAGCCGATACAATTTGCAAACCGAATAAACTACTAGTATAATTATGTGATGTTACTATACTTTGAGGAGGATTATTATTGCTATGTCCATCATATGTAACCGCATCTAACTCTACGCTTATTTTGTATATAGATAGTGTGTTAATATCAGATCCTTCAATATTTATATTTATGTTATCCCAAAATACAGCATAACTATTTTCATACATATTATGCACAGAGTTTGCTCCAGATCCATTTATATCAAAACTAGATGATGAGTTAACAAAACTAGATCCATTCCAATATTTATCGTATGATCCATCATTATTTGTGTCTAGTTTTAAAATCCACGTGTATACTAATTTATCCTCTAGTTCATATTCATTTACACTACTTGTGCTTCCGTTGTTTATAAAATTCGCAGAAGTATGTATGTTTAAATTTTGTATAGTAGTAGATGAACTAAACGTTTCTTCGTATGCTGTTCCTATAACAAAACCATCTGTTTTCGCAGGATAAAATGTATTTCTTATAGTATTAACAGAAGAGCTCATTCCTTTGCTATATGCAGTATAATATTTGCCTGGCAAAAATCTATGACCATTATAACCTTGATTTGTTCTTACATAAGCTCCACTAGATAATTCTCGCGTATAAGATTGATTACCGTTATAATCCCATCTTAACAATTGACAATCAAATTCATCACTTGTTATAAAGGAATCTGTTTTACGCGTGTTTGCTGCAAATAATATATTGTCTTTTATGGCTAAATCTTTAGCTAAATCAAATGAATTAGTAGGCTCTAGTATTTCATTAATACCAATTTCTTGATCAGAATCTAATGTAGTATGTACAAAATTTATAGTAGATTGTCCTGATAAATATCTTTCGGAAACTTTATATGATCTTGTTGCACCATCTTTACTATCATAAAACAAAGCGTATAAAATTATTTTTTCAAACCTATTGTCTACGTTAGTCATTTTTATATTAAAACCCATAGCAGAACCCACCCCTTGCGGCGATCCTCCAAACTGATCATAATTACCTATGTTTGCTGTAGTGTGATACATACCAGAAAAAGGCCCTATAGCTGTTTTGGCTCCATCAGAAGTTAAATATTGTGTACAATACTGATAAGCACCAACAGGTAATGTTCCGCCTATTACGCTTGATAAATACGGGCCGCTCACTATAGACTCTGGTAATAAGCTTAAATTATTTACAGGCAATATTGTTGTAGATATAGGATAGGTATCTATTTCATAAGCTTCTTTTTGTAAGTTTATAGACCTTACAGGATTTACATTATCTGTCCAATATATTCTTCTTACTGATTTGTTTTCTAATAAACCTACTATTTTAACTGGTATACGTTCATCCATTTGCATATTAGCAGAGTATATGTGCGTGTCTACACCAGTATTTGTCTGCTCGCTTACAAACACATTGCTATCATTTAACGAATACATAAATATTTTAGTAACAGACGTGTCTCTGTTTGAACCTAAAACATGCATCACTACCAGTTTGTCTGAAAAAGAATAATAACCTACTATATTACCATCTGTTTCTCCTGTATTTAATACCTCTGTAGTGCCTTTAATATTTTCTATTGTAAAAGTATTACCCTCTGTGCTTAATACTTTAATATTGTTAGCATCTCTGTAAGTTCCTTTAGGCTGTAACCTTGGATCTAAATCCATGTTTAAACCACCTTGAAATGTATTAGGCGTAGATTCTGGCATTTTTTATAGATTTTTTAAACCGTTTTTAGATTTAATAGGTATTAATGTATTCCAATATGATGCAGCTTCTGTTAGCTCAGCTGATGATGGCATACCATCTACACCTCTTGCCTGACCGCACAAAAATATCCATCTTTTTTGTAAATCATTTACTACATATTGAGGAGCCTTGCCATTGTAGTAATCTATATTTTTTAACATCCACATGCAATACGCCGTTACCGCTTCTACATGTGCTTCATTAATTTTAGGATAACCATTTGTGTCTGTAGGTATAATTAAAGATGATATAGTAATTTTTTCTCCATCATCACATTTAACATTTATGTATCCATCTTGTATATAGTAACGAGAGTTGTCTACCATATTGTCGGTATCTGCATCGTCGCCTGTTGCGTTACCTCTAAAATATGCATGTGTAGGTTTTAATATAGTTTGACCTTTAGACACACTTAAAACCTTAACTATATTAGACGGCAAAGACGCTCTATACCCTGATATAGTTAAATCATCTTCTTGCTTTAAAAATGAATTAAGTCCTCCTATAAACTTTTCAGCTTCAAAAGACCATTCTATTATTGAGTCTGCATACATATTTACGTCAGACATGCCTAGGTTTCTTCCTACTGCTGCAATAATTCTATTTACTGATACAAATTCCATTTTAAAAATCGTTACCTATTTCTAATTCTTTTTTTATAGCTTTTTTAAAAAATCCCATTGGCATTAATTTTGCCATTTTATATTTTTTTGGCCGCAACCAAACTACCTTATAATAATAGTCGTTTAATATCGGTACTTTATAAACTACCCTTTTACCGTTATTATCTACTTCATTTACATTGCATCTATAATGAAAAGCTCTTTTGTGTAGCATTTTCTTTATATATACTTTACCCATTTTAGCTGGTAATGTAACTGTAGCTTTGTCTACGACTAACTCACGTATCAATTCTTCAAAAAACGTCTTTACTATACTATAAAAATTAGTATAGCTTATATTATTTATGTCAGACTTTATAGACTTGTATATATCTTTAACGCTGACGTACTTGTCCTTGTACTTTCTCTCTAGGTGTTTGTCCATCTACTTCTTTGTCTCTTGGCTCGTTTATAACAACTCTATATTCATTTTGTAATATTTGCTGTGTTAAAACAGTAACTAACTCTTGTGGCAATGGATACTCTGTAGTATCGTCATCAACATATGTGCTTACGTCTTTAGGATTAGAAAAACATCCTAATATAGTTATAGTGTCACTTGTATCTGTGTTAAAATTAAAATGCAGCTCACCATTTTTTAAATAAGCTTTTTTTGATAATCCTGTAAATTTATTAGACGATGAGTACGTAGTCATACCTTCAGACGAAAGAAACACCTCTATATTTTCTGTAGATCCTATTTTAGCTCTTATGCTTTTTATAGCTCTTTGACTATTAAATTGTACTAGACTTGGTAAAGTTACTTTTTTTACGTCTGCACCATCTATAGTAACTACATGTGATTGTAAAGTCTCAGGATGTAGTTTTCTGCCGTTATTAGAATATTGTAATAAAAGCTGCGCTCTGTATGTATGCACTAAAAACTCTACTTGTAATGTAGATATTTTAGAGTCTGTGTCTTGACTAAAACCACCCTCAGCTATATTCTTTATGTTGTATACTATTTCTTTTAACGTAGCCATATTGCAAAGTTAATTAAATTAAATGAAAATAGGCTTCATCACTGATAGTGAATCCACCTACTTTCGAACAAGGAGAAACAAAAAGAGCCTCTTTAATATTATTCACTTCGTTTCTCTTCAATAGAATTTACTTGATAAAGAGGACTTTCTATATTTGCAGTCATCATTCTTACAGCTTTTTTAACTATAGACTCAGCAGCTTCTGGCCCACAACCCCAGTTTGTTACACCTGTAGCTGTATCGTCAAATCCTTTTGGGCCATATCTTAAAGAACCTGCTCCTAACTGTATATCTGATGTTCCTGGATTTTCATGAGCTTCATTAAAAGCGCCACCAGCAACATTAGATAATATAGGATATTTAAAATAATCTAAATAATAAGATGATGAAGTTGGACTACCACTAACCAAAACCTCTTGACTACTTATAGTAGAGCCAACTCCAGCGTTTTGTATATATACACTTGTTACTGAGCCTGATTGAGTTATAGGCACTAATAAAGGCTTTGTGGTTGCGGTGTTGTCTAACACTGTAATGCTTGGTACTTCCATAACCTCTACATTGTCTATTGTTACAGCAGACGTTAGGGCAGCCTCTGTCTGAATTTTTATCTTGACAGAATCAGCGTTTGCCTTCCACCCTATAGCTACATCAATTTGAGAGCCAGTCAATGTAATCTGATTATCTGCTCCTACTAACCCTCCTGTTCCTGTAATATAATCAGTGACTTGTAATTTTTCTCCTGCTGTTCCTCCATCTACAGTAAACTTTATTTGATAACACTTTCCGTCTTTAAAATCTATGTCTTCTTGTCTTATTTCTTGTTGGTCTGATGTAATGTCAAATTTAGCTTTACCATTATCATGCGAAACATTATAAGTAGGATTCCAGCCAGATAAGTCTGTAGCAAAATCTCCATTTGTAACTAAATTAGTGGTGCTGTATCCACTACCTTCTAACAATATATTATAGCTGCTTAAAGCTCCAGATGTTTTTTTAATAGTAATTCTAGCATCGTTATTTAAAATATCGTTATTAGGATGAACCTGTATTCTAGTTCCATCCATATTGTATCTTCTATGAGTTAATGTTGGCTTATTAAAAGGATCGCTAACATTGTCATTTACAACACCAGGAGGAGCTGGATTAACACTTTCCCAAGAAGCGCTTGAACTAGTTCTTACTCTCATATCAATAATACTGTATAAAGGATAAGATAATCCCATGTATGTATTATAAGGATAAGGAGTAGTGTTAGAAGTGTTATTATGCACTCTTATACTACCGTTACCATCTTTAAAAGTTTTTACTTCTGATACAATATATTTAGCTGCCTCATGATGATCTTGACTTGGATTGTTTCCATAATCTGAAACTACTTTTTCATACCACTCCATAATAGCCATAGTAAGAAACTTATCCTTTTCTGTTGTTGTAAAATATGCTTGATCTGCTTTATCTAACAGCAAGTCTATCAAATCATGTGCCTCTTGAAACGTCATTAAGCTTTAACTTTTTTAGATTTTGGTTTAACATCTACTTTTACGTTGCCTCTTAATTCTTGTTTCATCAATGCATAGACATCAGCGTTTTCTTTTAACCATGTCATTACAGCTTCCTCTGTGAGACCTAATGTTATTCTATTGTGCTTGTAAACACCATTACTTCTAACAATAATTTTTTTATCTAAAGCTTTTTTGATAAATACCATTTCATCTTTTTCAGGATGATGATAAAGGTCTAAAAACTTTTCTGGCTTTGTATTAGCTATTTTAATAAGTCTAGCTTTAATTACGTCTTGATCTGCGTCTAAAGTTATGCCTAAAAGTCTAGCAAAGTCATTAGTTTCAGCTATACCCATTTTAGAAGCTATTAATATAGCGTCTGCCGATGTAAGTAAATTTTCTACTTCCACTTCTTCTTTTTGTCTTAAATCTGTTATAGTATAACTTTTTGTAGATAAAGGGTGGTCTTTTAAAAATTCATATAGTTTTTTATCTTGCTTTTCTGATATGTCTAAAAACAATGAAGCTCTTGTAAGCTTCCATATTTCTTGCTCTTCTCCATTAATATCTGTATAAACTCTCCATTTACCTTTTTCATCTTTATATTTAGATAAAGATAATGTAGAAAATCTTTTTGGCGATTTAACCATTAATTGAACTAAATGTTTCATAATATTTAAAATTTTTGTTAATACCTGTTCTAAAATGAGAGAGGCGTTAACCTCTCCCAAATTAGTATTAATGTTTATGAAGTCTTAGAGAAGATACCACAAGAAAGTGGGTTTCTTACAATAATTCCTGACTCAGACATTACGTGACATTCAAATGCATCATCGCCATTAGCAGCCATCATACCTTTGTAGTCGTAAGGATTAACCATACCTGGAATATACTTACGGATATAGTTTCTGTTATATCCATCAGCACCTTTAGCAATAAGCTCAATGTTAGAACCATCACCTTCAGCTCCAAAGTCTAAAAATACCATTTTACCAGACTCTAAAGCAGAGCTGTGTAAGTTAGGATCATCAAACACTGGACAGTGTGCAACAGTAATTTTGTTACCTAAAGCGTTGTAAGAAGTAAAGTTAACACCTAACTCAACATCTTGACCAGCTTTAACATCAAATACTGTAGCTCCACCTGCACCGTTAGAAGATGAACCTGGGCCTACCAACAAATCTTTCATAGCTCTGTGGAATTGCTTACGTCCCTCAGTACCTGTCATTACAACGTACTCGTTACCTTCAGCACCAGTAGCATTTTTAGAAAGATCAGCCATATAATCTACGATAGCTTCTTCAGTTAAAGAACCTGAGTAAGAACCATCATTAGATCCAGCAATTTGAGCTAAAAGACCATCACCTGTTTGTACAAGTGTACCATCAGCATCAGTTAATGTAGTAGCTGTGTTTTCACCTGGAGCGCCTACAGCACCACCTAAACCAGCAGATTTTACACCATACCAACGAGCTAATTCTAATTGATACATAAACTCTTGGATCATTAATTCCTCAGCGGTAAAATACCAAAGAGCTTGACCATTGTTTTCAATCCAAGTTACATCAGACAACTGAGAACCTGTAACTCTTTTCTTTTTACGAGAAATAGTTAACCAGTTTTTGTATGTGTCTGGATATACTTGAGTTTGACCAACAGTAGATCCTAAAGAAGCCTCACCAAATGCAGAAGAAATAGTACCAGCAATAACATCAGCATCATAATCTGTAGCTGCTAAGTCTGTTGTACCTATTAATCTAAATTTGATTTCAGCTTCGCCACTAGTAACATCACCTACAGAAAGAACAAGAGCAGTAGCTCCAGAAGCAAATCTTACAACATCATTTCTGTTAACTGTAATGTGGTGATCGTTAGCCGCGTTAGATTTAAATTTAATATAAAATAAATCATTAGGACTTGTAGTTACTGTATCATCAGCATAAGTTCCAGCAGATCCACTATCATCAGGAGCAGCTTTACCAGCGGCACCAGCAACTAATGGCTTGTTAGATCTACCTAATACTTTCCACTCATAAGAATTGTCAGCTAATACTTTTGCATTAGAAAAGCGACCTGCTCTTTCTAATAAGTATGTTAAAGAATAACGTTGGTGCTGACGTACCAATGTTTTCGAAATTTCAGGATATTTCAAAAGGTTTTCTACAAGAGAATTACTTCTTTCTGTATCCTTTCCATAAGAACCACTATAAGTTTTCATTTTGAAAAAAATTTAAAAAATTAATAATAATAAAAAATCTCTTGTATGAATTACTTTCAAATCCACTTGTTAGTTAGACTTTGTCTTGCACTAAGCTTCATTTCAGTCAGACTTCATACACTATCTGACTATTTTTTTGAGAACTGTGACGGATCAAATGCCTTTGATTGTACGGGTCTCGGTTTTGAAGTTCTACCTAAATCAGGAGATGTTATGTTGTCTAAAATTTGGGACTTACCATCCTCATAACCTTTTTTAGACTGTAGCGACATTACTCGTTCTTTGAACAATTTAAACATCGCTTGCTCAAACACCTCTTCATGAGATGAACTCAAATCTTTATAAAAATCACCGCTTGTGATATATTTATATACTTCTTTCTTTTGTTCCTTACCTAAATTATATCCATAAAAATCTTCTCTGTCTTTTATGGTTTTTTGTAAAGCTATTTTATTTTCTTCTATTTGTTTAGCTTCCGCTTCTTTTTTAGCTTTAGCCTCTTCCTTAACTTGTGACTCTTTAGAAACTATGTGTTTTCTAATTTCATTTCTAACTTTTAAAGCTTCGTATTTTAATGTGCCAGCATCTTCAAGTCTGTCTATGTAATCTTCTATTTCAGAATCTGCAAATCCTCTAGCCTTAAGCTCTTCGACCATTAAACCTTTGTCGTCTAAATTTAATACACTTTCTAATTGTGTAAATTCATTATCAGAACTTTCTTCTTTTTTTGTTTCTTCAGTTTTTTCTTTATTTTTTAAAGCTTCTTTTATTTCTTCTTTTGTGCTTCCTGTATCAAGTCCAAGCTCTGCTGCAACTCTCGCCCAGTTAACCTCATCTCTTCCCGCTTCATTAGGATCTGTTGCAACCGTTTCTTCGTCTTCAAATGACCAATCATCCGTTTCTTCGGTTTTTTCAGTTTCAATATTATCAACAATTTCTGTATTAACATCTTCATCTATTTCATCTCCTGGTGTTACTCCAGAAAATGTTATTGGGTTAAACTTACTTTCTTCTACTGGTGTAGACTCAGTATCATTATTAACTAATGCTGTTTTATTCTCTTCCATATTATGTTTAATTTTGTTACTCCTTTGCAAATATACAACTTATCCTAATAATTCATCTAGACTTTTATTGTTAGACTTATTGTTGGGTGGTTGTTGTTGTGTTTGGTTAAGTTGATTTACGTCTATTCCAGACTCTTTCATTTTAACCTTTTCTTTCATGTCTGCAATATCTCTATCGCCATCATCTTTTAAATCAGCTATTTGTTTTTTAGCTTCAGTTTCTATTTCAGCGACTTTTACTTTTCCACCTACTCTAACATTTTCTAGCTCTAATGCTCTATCATGCTCAGCTTGCTTCATTTGCTCTTGCATTTCAGCTTGCTGTTGCATTAATTGTTGTTGTTGAGCTTGTTGTTTATTCATAACCTCTAAGGCTTTTTCTAAAGTATGTTCAGCTTCTGTAGCTGTATCAGCTTTTAAAACCCTTAAAACATCTAACAAGCCTGCTTTACCAGACTGCATAGCAGCTTGAGCTATTTGATTTATAACTTGCTTGTCTTGTTGTTCTTTGCCAGTATCGCCTAAAAATAAACCATAATCATTTAAAGCAATTTCTTTTGGCATAACGTTTAATATTTTATACGCGCCATCTCCAAGTATAGTTGCAGCTTTAACTCCAGACTTCCATGCTATTTTCATAAGGTTAGCAGTTCTTTCTAAAACACGTTTTTTAACCTCATTATGCATAAAAAACCAAGTTTCTGTAGTTAACGCAGACTGCTGTACAGATCTTTGAACATTACCTACATATTCACTTGTATTAATAGCTCCAGCTCTTTGTCTACTAATACCAGATATTTGACCAGCAGTTTCTTCTAGCATTAATTTTAAGTTAAATAATTGAGATATAGATTGTGATATAGTAAAGTCTATTTGTTGAAACTGATTAAATGATGCCATTTGATTACCTTCATCTTTACTATTTATAGGTATAATCCCATCATTTTTTAAATGATACATTACATCTTGTATATCCATTCCTATGTTAGTAGGTAATTGTGAAACGTCATATACTACAGCTTTACCACCTGAACGAGCCATAGCAAGTTCAATATTATACATTGTAATATTATATAGCATTTGTATATTGTGTAGTAAGTCTACAAGAGATTGTGGTCTTCCTGTACTATTATTTCTTATTACACCTACATATGACAATGGAGTGCTAGCGTAATCATCTACCGATCTTACTTGATTAGGCCTACGTCTACAGTTTACCAAAACTTTACCACCTATTTTTGTACCTTCCCATATATCATCTATGTATCTAGTTTCTATATGGTCACCTTTTTTTTTCTTATAGTTATCAGGAACTACTTTTTTAAATGGTCTAGCAGGATCAAATTTATTTTCCGACACCTTAAACTTTATAGGCTTTATAGATTTCCACTCGCAACTTACTACTCTAACTCTAGTTCCGCTTACATCATTCCAATCTAACCATTCAAAGTCTTGATTATAAACTTCAGCGGCTCTTGATGATGATACACGACCCATTTCTTCTATAGTAAATATATCTTCTTTACTTAACTCTTCTGAATATTCATCTAAAACTTCGTTTATGGAAAGCCATCTTTCTTCACCTATCCATTGCGCGTCATCTAAATAATCTGACTCAGAATTTGTATCATATATAACATTTCTAGGATCTACTCGTCTAACGTATGGATCTCCGTTTTTAATGTAGACTTTGTAAAATTCTTTAGACGTTACAAGTAAATCTCTAAATGCTGTTTTAAAAACATCTTTTAAATTATATTTATTTATTATATAATCTAAACCATCTTCTACAACTTCTTCAACTGCCTCTTTGTAGTTATACATCATGTATTTTTCTACATCGTCTGGCATAGGAACGTCGTCCATTTTTATATGCAAATCAGCAGGAGCCATTTGCTTCATTTCTTCAATTTGATTTTTGATTAGCTTTTTAATTTCTATTGCTAACTTAGCATCAATTTTTCTTACAGCTGCTTCTTTATTTATTGTAGATATTTTTTTATTTATAGGTCTAGTCAAGTCTTCACCCATTAACAAATCTATTTTAGGACTTATAATAGGATAATTTACTAATTTGGCTGGGTAAGCAGCTCCATACTGCTCAGTAACATACCTATATTCATCTACATCTACATGTCCATTGTAAATGTTATAATTTCTAATATCATCAAGTCTAGAATGAACTAATGGCGAATCATCTGTGTTCATAGTACTCATTATAGCATCTATCATGGCTTCACACCATTCTTCTGTTTTTTCACTGTCTAACAACAGCTGTTTAGGAAATGTAATTGTATTATACATTTATTTGATTTTTTTAGGTATACCTTGACTATTCATTGCAAATTTACGAAATCCCAAGGATTCTTTACTAATTTTTTCTTCTGCATCCAAAACTTTACGTCTATAGTTATCATTATTATGTAACAAACATAATCCAAATGCTATAGCTCGGTCTGTGTTTCGCTGTCCATAAAATGACAACTCTTCCAGTAATTCATAAAACCATATGTCTGCAACTGACGATCTAATGTAATCGTCCATTAAGTCTTCCATGTATGACTTAACTTGCTTATTCATATGTACTCCGTATGTATTTCTTGTCAATGTTTTTATATTATGTGCAGACGCAGGCTTTTCTTTTAAATACTTTTGCATGCCTTCTTTTTTAAAATAATCTATAATTGCTATTTTAGTATATTCTATCAGCATTTTAGAATTATAATACACTGCAAGTTTTAAAACGCCATCATAAAAGTCTTCCTTTCTCTCAGGCCTGTCTGTATATTCTGCTACTATATAATCACCTGGCTCGTCTACATTTAAAAACCTTCTATATATCATCGCGCACCCCTCAGACGTACTAGCTCCTGCTTGATCTTGATCGTAGCTATCTACTCCTCCCACGTCTAAACCAACGAAGTTGGTTCGCGGGTGGTCAAGTATTTTGAATTTTCCGTGTGGGTGTGGTTCAAACTCCACGGCTTCTAAGCCGTTGTCGTCCAAAGTCCAATGTAAGTTACCTTTTTGTATTTGACCTTTAAACTTAGAATCTGACATGATTCTAGCACGTTGCCCGTTAATACGAGAAATGTCAAACCTACTAGACTTGGTGTTTAGAAACGCCTCCTCTACAGACATAGGGTAGTTTTGTAAATGAAGGTTGTATGCTTTTTGATCGGTTTCTACTTTCTTTCTATCGTCTAGTAGTTTTTTTCTAGCTCCAGGCTCATCTTCTATTCCCGACTGAATATCATAAAATCCGTAGTACGCTCTACTAGCAGGAATAAACATAGGAATAAGATTAAACGCGTCTGCGTTGTAATACATCTCCATAAAGTCCTTAGAAGACTTAGTAATGTCACCACCCGTACCACCAATCACTGGAACGCCATATTGTATGTCTCCATCCATAAAACATGCTTTGGAAGACATGTATGCGTTTTTAAGACGTTTAAACTCCCCCGCTTCCTCAAATACCATAACACCTAGACGCTCACCCTTAAATACTTCAGGGTTATCCATTGTTCTGCATATAATCTGCGACTGATAACCGCCTACCTCCCATTTACCGTCTTTGTTCTTTACTTTATATCCTGATTTATATATTTCGTCAGTATCACGTAAAGTGGAATGTCTAAAATTAGAATGAATATTATTAAGTCCATTTTTTACTTTATTAAAGAATGATGTAGCTGATGATTGCAGTCCAGCTGCTACACCAACATCGTTAAAGGGAAAGAATGTAAATTCGTGAGCTAATAGGCCAGAGTTCATATAACTAAAGCCTTTATCCCTGGCTTTTATAACTATCATACCTTTTTCTTCGTCTTTACATGTTTCAAACAAATCAAAGTACTCTTTGTCCATTTCTCTGTACCAAGGACTAATTAAAGTCTTACGATTACCTCTTTCGCCAGAGTTACCTAATATTTTAAAGTAATTTAAGTAAAAGTAGTATTTGCCTGAAATTTTATCCATACCCCTAGGCTTATAACCATTTATGCATCTATCACGCTCTTGCTCCCAGTACTCCTGGTATGATATAGAGTCTGGACTTAAATCTGGATGTCCATTGTTTACAATAGGTCTGTACTTCTGTACATCATGCATCTTGGTCTCTGTTTAGTTTGTTTTCTAAAAATGACATTTGTTTATCACCGACAATCTTTTGTCTTTCACCTCTACGCTCTATCACGTCTAGCAAAGTCTGACGTGTCTTCAATATCTTTTCTATCCCAATCATTAATTTCTGTAAACTCTCTGCATTGTCGTCATTGATAATCATGCTGTTCATATACTTAGTAAACTGATCAATTTTTGCATTAAATGCTATAAGTTGTTCGTCAAGAGGATCAAATTGTAATTTTTTATATTTTTCTACAGCTGCCTTTAATACTGGCTTGTTAGCACCCTTCCAACTAAAATCGTTATATAAATCTTTGCTAACTGCTTTTGCTCTTTCATCTATAGACAAATATCTATATGGGCTTTCATAGTCGTGCATTAACGCCACCCATTTCATAGCTGTCTCACCCATACCCTCTGCTGCAAGCAGTTTTTTAAATTCTGGAACAAGTGTTACGCTATCAGCATCTTTATGGATACTACCCTTTTTGCTCACCTTCAATAAATACATATTGCAAAGTTAACGTTTTCCTTCCAAATAGATTCTAAGCATAAATCTGAACTCTTTTTTATCTATCACAAAATACTTGTGATTTAATATGTTAAAATCGTTTTTTATTATCTTAGGTGACATTTCGTAAAAGTCATTTAATAGATTGTCAAAGTCACGGTAATACTTTTCTATACAATACAATCCATTATCAGTGCAAACTATTCTACCGTTTTCTAAGTTTATATCCATTGTACTACAAAGCTATAAAAAAAAAATTTTTGTTTTGGTGAATGAGTGATGCTATATGTGTGTACGCCCCCTCACACATTATCAATCTTTGTACGGGGGTTCAATTCTAATCAGGGCAACATTATGCCCACAATACATAAAACGTTATGTCTAAATACAATTTCAAAAAAGCTATTGCATACGCAAAGCACAAGCAAGAGTCATTTTCGGATGGTGTAACAGATGGATTTGATAGGTCAATGGGTAATTTCGATTTCTCTTTATCAAAAGCTATAGGAACTAAACTAGGAACTGACGCAGCCTTTTACACTAAGCTAATGTATATCTCTTCACATAAAATGTTACAATTAAAAGAAAAACTAACTAAATAATTATGGAGTATATCATTCAATCTATATTACTGTTATGTCTCGCAGTAATAGTAAGTAAATACGAGACGCAATTAATTAACTTTTTAAAACAATTTTAAAGTGAACTATTTAAATCATTATCAATCGGCTAGAACAGCTATTAGTAGAACTACTATACTAGCTAACTACCAAGAACTCTTCAAGATGTCTAAGACACTGAAGAAAGACTACGATGGCATCAATTATATTGAAGCTCATTTGTCAGACATTAACTTCAAAGAAACTGAAGACCTTCCAGTACATTTCTATTCAGACTTACCAAAGAGAATGGAATCAGTATGGGACAATCTTCAGAAAAGAAATGTCAAGACACTTATAGAATATATGAAATCAATGGGTAACATAGACAATCCTGTCATAACACTCTCTAAGATTTCTCAACGAGGTAATAGATACTTTGTATTTACTACTAAGTCTAAGTATATGAATATGAGAAATAGATATAAAAACTATTCTATAGAAACTATTTAATCATGAAGTACGAAAAGATTGACATTAATTATGAGATCAATAAGATTGATACTCGTAATAAACTAAAGCTTAAAAACTTTCATTACAAAAAGCAATATCTAATAGATAAAGGCTACACTGTAATAAGTAATAAAGCTAAAAAAGTTACTAACAATTATACAGAAATCTACAATAAACAAGTAGAAGATAGATATTCACTCGAAAAGTTTGCATAAACGTTTAAGAGTAAGATATAGTCTAATACCCTATATAATCTGTCTATTTTGTAATGATTTAGTGGATAATAGAGTATAACTGTTTGATTATCAGTAATTTAGAACTGTAATACCCTGAACTGTAAGTGGTATAACTGTCTATTTGTTATTTAGAAGTTTAATACTAATAAGTAATAGTAGACCACTCACCCACCAAAGTTCGGGGTTTTTTAGGACATATGCAAGTCCCGTTTAAAACAAAAGTTGCATAAAAACAAATTATTAATCATCTAAATAAAGAAAGTGAAAACAATTTTCGGTTACTACGTCATTAAAGTACCAGGTACTTGGACGTACAAATTTCTCAAATCTAAAGACTTTGAGCCTAAGACTATAATGAATTATAAACCAATTGATGTTACTGTCAGAGAGTATACTGAACAAGAACAATTAGAAGACTGGAAGTTCCTGTCTTTAGTTCGAGATGAGTATGCTTACAGATGGGATAATCAATTTTAAACTTTAACTTATGAATGAAGTACAGTTAATGATAGTATCATTTTTATTTATACTATCAATATGGTTTCTAATAATACTATTAGGAGCTATAAGACAAGAACAGAGATTTAAGCGTATGGAAGAAAACTTAGAACGCTTTAAAAAATCTCAAGAAGAAGAACGTTTAACCAATAAAAAAGTAGAATAATATGGTATTACTATCAGCAGTAGGTACAGCCTTTGGCGTGTACTGGATGTTAAAGGACACAAAAGCAGAGTGGGCGCTACGCAACCCAACTATGAGACTATTAATAGACTTGTTATACACAGCAGGTATAATATTACTTACGTCTACAACTGGCACACAAGGTGCATTGTTCGTAGGTCTAATCTCTGGATTTGTATTCACTAGTATTAACAAATATGTTTACGGTAAAAAATCAAAGTAATGGATATAGCGATTGAAATATTACAAAAGCAACTTACAGAAGCACAAGGTGCTTTAAAAGAAGCAGAAATGTTATCACAAAAAGAATGTCAAAACTATATAGACATAATAACAAACATAATAGATAATTCTACTGTGTTGTTAGTTGATAGTCTACAACATTTAGAACCTGGCATACTTACTGATGACATAATAAAGTATATAGATTCTCTTAGAAACTTAGAAAACGAATTAAACAAAATTAATAAAATTAGATAGTTATGGTAAATCCAAAATCGGTAGACAGCTACCACAAATTATTAGAAGAAGGCACATTGTCAAGAAGACAAGCGCAAGTGTATCACACAATAATGACACTAGGTAAATGTACAAACAGAATGATAGCCAAGTCTTTAGACTGGGACATCAATCGGGTTACAGGACGTGTCAAAGAATTACGTGAGAAAGATATTATATCATTTGCAGGTGACTACAAAGACAAAGACACTAACAGAACTGTAAGTCTTTGGAAGGTAAGAAGCTTTGAAGACAACGAGCCTAACTCACAGTTAAAAGATTTGTTTAACCAATTTAAAAACATTTTTAGTTAATATGGAAAATACATTAAACCTAAGAGATGATCAAATTGAGATACTCAATCATCATAAGACATTGCCTCTTGGTGATGCTAATAATAATACTTTAAAGTTTAAAGATATTCTTTGGAGAAAAGATTATAAGTATCATAAAACATACGCTACTTTTCAATACAGAGCAATTGTAGACTTTGATAACGGATGGTATGTATCTATTATAAATGGGCAATTTACATTTTCAGAATACAATGAGTATGAAATGGCAATATTTAATTCAGATGGACAAATGATAAGTCCTTCTGGAGACTTATTTTATTTTGAAGAGTTAGATAAATGGTGTGGTAACCCCATACACGGAATGCAAGAATCTGATGTAGAAGAATATCTTCTAAAAACATCTAAAGCAGACTTTTAATAAATAACGTTAAAAAAAATAAATAATTATGGATTTAAAATTAGAATTAAATAAAGAAAACGTAGACTTTTTAAGAAAAGTTGCAAGAACATCGAAACAAGTGCAAGGTGCTTGTGAAGAAATGTATGGACAAGTTAATAGAACTCCAAAACAAACTTTAATAGATTTTATTATTGATTATCATCCTGACTTTAATATAGTACAAGAAATGATAGACGAACATAGAAAACCTAAAGATTTGTTTGAAGAGGTAGAAGAATTAGAAGAACAAAAAGTAACTCCTAAAAAAGATAAAATGGAAGGAAACCAAATGAAAATTGACTTAGGTCTTGACCTGGGTGCTGTAATTAGTAACGCTGTACAAGGCATGCTTGAAGGTCAGCGTGAAGAACTCATTAATAAGCAGATTAATGCTAAAGTTGAGAAAGAGGTGGCTAAGCTAAAGCCTACTCTAGTACGCATTCCTGGTCGTGTAGACGTAAAAATTGAAGGTAAACAACATAAAGCATTTAAAGATGTGTTGTATTACGCACAAATAGAACGTCAAGTATTTATTGCAGGGCCATCTGGCTCTGGTAAAACACACATGTGTAACCAAGTAGCTAAAGCTATGAACCTAAAGTTTAAACATATATCATGTAGTGCAGGTCTATCAGAAGCTCATCTACTGGGACGTATGTTATTTGACGGCACGTATGTAAAGTCTGACTTTGTAGACTGCTATGAGAATGGTGGTGTCTTCTTGTTTGACGAGATAGACGCAGCAGATGCTAACACCATGCTGGTTGTAAACTCAGCATTAGCCAATGGCTCTATGTCTGTACCAAACAGAAAAGATAATCCTACAGCTAAAAGACATGAGGACTTTGTATGTATGGTTGCAGGTAACACATGGGGTAACGGCTCTATAGAATATGCTGGTAGAAATTATATGGACGCAGCATTTCTTGATAGATTCTCTGCATCTAAAGTCGTAGTAGACTATGATGAAAGTCTAGAGAAAGATATATGCACGTATGTACCTATGTATAAAGCATTGTCAGGTCTAAGAAAAGAGGTGGCTAAGAATAAAATACGTAGAGTTATATCTACTCGTGCTTTTATTTCTGCTCAAAGACAGCACAGCACAGGTAAAACTGTTAAGCAGTTTATTAATAGTTTAATTATAGACTGGTCTGATGAGGAGAAAAGAAAAGTTAAAGTAAATAATTTATTAAAAGCAGAAGCATGTTAAAAGAAACTTTTGTAAAGAAAAAGAAATTACCTGACGGCATTACATACGACTATGGTATGTTTAATAAGAATAAAGGTGTAGAAATACTACACTATGATTCTGTTGCACATATGGTAGAGTCTACTAAAGATAATGCCACTAAACGCAAGTATCTTGATAAAGGTGAGTTTGACGAATGGACTTGGGGTACTGAGTTCCAAGGTCTAGAATCAACAACAGAAGCTCTTAGAAACGGTGAGTGTTCTCAAAATACACTAAAACATATAGAAGAGTATAGAAATGTTTTGTTGAATATGGACGGCATAGATGACATGATGAGACGTGCTGATACGTTTAAAAGACGTAGAAAGTTTGGTGAATCAGGTTCAGAACTAGACATAGACAGGGTGTTATCTGGTGATCCAGAACACTGGCAGTCTATGACTCGTGGTAAAAAACAAAATGTTATTAGACTTGGTGTTAACTTTTCTGTGACCTGCGGGCATAGTGAAGAACAGCTTAACAAACTAGGTGCTTTAACTACAGTTGCTGTGGACATGCTACAGCGCTGTGGTTTAGCAGTAGAAGTTGTGGGAATGTGTGTAGCACATAAAATAATGTCTAATAAATTAATAGGCTCAAGTCCTGAGCAAGGTTTTACCTGCGTATTAAAATCTGCACAAGAAAAACTAGACGTGTCTAGAATAGCTTGTATAGGTATACCTGGTTTATACAGAGCTTTTGGTTTTACTACATGGATTAATTACCTGGAGGGCAACGCTACAAATGGCCTTGGTTATGGTAATGAAACATCACAGGAGGTAAAAGATTTGTTAAACATTAAACACTTACTAGAAGTTAAGTGGACTAAACAAGGTAGAGAGAAAGCCTTTCTAACCGAATTATTAAAATCAATTACAGAAAAAGAAATATTAGAAACAGTTTAATTATGAAAAAAGAATTTAAAAAGTATTACAACGAAACATTATCTAATTTTAATTTAGATTCAAAACAAGAAACTATATCAGCAGCATTAGGTATACCTGATGGTAGACTTGATGATATACAACAGAGTTTTAAAGATTACATCAAAAACTTTGAAGAAGGTGAACAGCATACGCGTTCACATATCTGGGCTGGCTTATTGTATCACTGTGAGCCACAAAGCTTGATGGAAGTCTATGCGCTTGGTTCGATACTAGGCGCTTTTGAATTTTCACAAAAAGTAGATTTAGAACCAGTGCAAGAAAGTCTATCTAAAAGTATGATGATGACTGCTGCTAGTTACGCAATGTCACAAGGTGTTAAAGCTGCTATAGACAACGGTGATTATCAGGAAGCAAAGAAGTTTGCAGAAGAATTTCATGAATTAATAAAAAAAATGTAATATGAAAGTAAAGGAGATTATATCAAATCAATCAGTTACTATTAATACAGGTAACTTTGAGAATCAAAAGATTAACTATGGAGAAGTCTGGGAAGTTGAACCAGGTGATAACATAGAAGACTTACAAAAGAAACTTTGTAATCATGTATTTCAAGTAGTCAATACTATGGCTAATCATGTAAGGCAAACAAAAAAGCTTAAACAAGTTGTGTTTAAGAAATCAGAACCTACAGATGTACAGCTTGAAGACTTGGAAAGAGAACAAAGACTAACTGATTTAAAACCAGAGTATTAAAAAAAGAAGGGGCAGAACGCCCCTTCATAAAACAACTGAAATTCGAACTATTTATTCAAATAATTAAAAAACTAAAACAGTACAAAATTATGAAAAGTTTTAATAATATCGAGCTATCTATCAATATTGTTGATAATTTAGCTAGACATGGATGCTTTAAAGATGAAGCAAAAGAGAATTTTGCGCATAAACTAACAATAGATTTTCTTAAAAACTACGAAGAGGCTAAACTTATAGAGCCTAAAACTACATTAAAAGAAAAGACATTAAATGCTGTAGACACAGCTCATAAGTTAGTTGATAATATTTTTATTGGCTTAAAAGAAACATTAAATAAAAAAGACGAAGATGAAGAAAACATTAGTAAGTGATTACGTAGAAGAAAGTGATAATTATACATTAATCGTAGACTTTAGATATTATGAAGATACTGGAACGTGGGAGCAACCACCTGAAGAAGAGTTGGAAATTATTAAGGTACAATACATCAGTGAAGACACATATGGTAACACAATTTCTGTCGATATTACTGATTTATATTATGACCATATTGATTCTGACTTATACAATAATGTTTTAGAATACGCAAAAGAACAAGATTGATATGCCAAACTGGTGCTGGAATACCTTGGAGGTTCGAGGAACTAAAGAGGGAATGAAAAAGTTTTATGACAAGTTTAAGTCTAATGATAGAGAGTCATTTGATTTTGAATGGTTTGTCCCTATGCCTGCAATCTTTAGAGAAATTACTACTGGCTTTTGCACTATAGACGGTGTAAAGTATGAGCAGTGGGTAGAAAATGCAGACGGCAGTAAAAGAGGGTTGACACAAACAGAGATAGATATAATGACAGAAGAGTATGGTCATACAAATTGGTATGATTGGTCTCTAGAAAATTGGGGATGTAAATGGAATTGCAGTGATGTAGAAGTCCATGAAGTTACAGATTCACAATTTATTCTTAAATTTGATACCCCTTGGGGGCCGCCTGTAAACTTTATTAACCATTTAATAGAACAATTTTCTAATTTAGATTTTGAAAATGAATGGGAAGAAGAAGGCGGGTATGCTGGTATGTTTGGTTGCATTGATGGACATGAATATAATAAAGATGGTCGTGTTGTTTACAAAACAGAATGCTGTGATGTAGATCAAGAGTATGATGAAGACGATCATCATAGTTACTGTCCTAAATGTGAAGAAATAGAGCCGTATACATACACTGAAGTTGAATATACAAATTAATAAAACTATGAACACAGAACAAGAAAAGTTTCTTATTGGCAGAATACTAGTAAGTCCAGAAACATATGCTTTACACGAAGATAGATTAAACAAAATTAGATTGCAAGATCCAAATCATAATATGATATGGAATGCAATTAAAAAAGTCTACAAGTCTGATAAAGCAATAGACCTGGTAACACTTGGTAAGCAATTAGGAATGGATAAAATAGTTCTGGGCGTGTTATTTGACTGTGAAAAGTATGGTTATTCTAACTTTCAGTTAGAGCAAGTCATAGATGATATGGTTTACAATAGTAAATATGAATCTATGGGTAGTGTTTTGCTGGAGATAAATAACTTAATGCAAAATAGAGAACATCTAGACAATATATCAGAGGTACTTAAAAAGGGTATAAACATTATATCAGCTGATAGCGCAAGTGATAACGAAACAATCGTGTCTCAACTTGGTGATTACTATCAGACTTTAACGACCCGCATGGCTACCGATGGTATTACTGGTGTAACAACTGGTTACTCGTGTCTAGACAACTTTACAAATGGTTGGCAGCCTACAGACTTGACAATCATTGGTGCAGCATCTTCTATGGGTAAAACAAGTTTTGCTTTAAATGTTGCATACAATGCTGTTAAGACTAAACATCCTGTAGCTATATTTAGTTACGAAATGTCTGCCCCACAGTTACTACAAAGACTTATTAGTGTAGAGTCTGGTGTATCTCTAAGAGAGCTTAATCAAGGCGCAATAGATAAAGAGCAGTTAGCATTAGTTAACAAAGCTATAGGCGTAATAGAAAGCTTACCTCTTAGGATAGACGATTGTAAAAGAACATCACTAAACTATTTAACATCTAAAATTAGAAAATATGCTATTAATGACAATGTTGAGGTTGTACTTATCGACTACCTCCAACTCGTCTCCGTTGAAGGAAAGAAAAACGGTACGCGAGAACAAGAAGTCTCAATGGTTGCAAGGACGCTTAAAAACCTTGCAAAAGAACTTAACATATCTGTTATAGCTTTATCACAGCTAAACAGAGGTGTATCATTTAGAGGCAATCCTAAACCTACTATGTCTGACCTTAGAGAGTCAGGTGAAATCGAGCAAGCAGCGGATATAGTCTGTCTACTATATAGACCTGAATACTACAACATCCCCTCACTCGAAGACGGCACTGATTCTGCTGGCCTAGCGCAGATTATATTTGCTAAAGGTCGTAATATAGGTGTAGGAGAAATTAATATGAACTTTGACGCAAGTCGAACTAAATTTATGTCAAGAATATGAACGAAGTAGATATTGTAGGGTGGGCATTTATTGGAATGCTAGCCTTAATTTTTACAGCAATATTATCAATAAAACTTATACCATTTATAGCTATAACTGGGTTAGGATTTTTGTTAATAAAAATTAAAAATATGCGTAAAAAGTAAAAAATAAATATTACTTTAGCGTAGCAAAAAGAGAATTTATGTCTAATTATGAACGTATCATAAGTAGAGTATCTGAACGTACTGGCTTCAGTAAAGCTACAATCAAATCAATCTTACATAGAGTCTTCAAAGAAATAGGATTTATACTTATTACAAGTAAATCGCCAATACTTATAAGAAGATTCATTAAGATAGTTTTGGCAGTAGCAACACTTAAAAAGCTTAACAGAGATATAAAACGATATGAAACAAGAAAAAAGTAAAACTATGGATTTTAAAAAATTAAATCAACCAGTGGAAATGGAGCAGATAGACTTCAGAGTACAATCAATTAACAAAGGTGGCTATGCTACAATCTTAGCCTACAAAGACGCAAGATACGATATGAATGTCTTAGACGCAGTTGTAGGCCCAGAGAACTGGAGCAAAAGCTACGAGGTAAAAGACGGTAGACTTTACTGTACTGTGTCTGTATACAACCCGACTATCAATCAGTGGGTTAGCAAACAAGACGTGGGTACAGAGTCTAACACTGAGGCTGAGAAAGGTCAAGCTTCAGACGCATTTAAGCGTGCATGCTTTAATTGGGGTATAGGTCGTGAGTTATACGACTTTCCTCTAATACAAGTTAAACTAGAGCAAGGCGAATACCAAGAGGTAGGAGGTCGTGCTAAAGCTACTTGGGGATTAAAACTTAAAGAGTGGACTTGGGGCGCAAAACGCGATGATAAAGGCAGTTTAATCCAGTTAGCTGCCAAAGACCAAAATGGTAAAGTAAGATTTAACTGGAAAAAGTAATTATTTAATATTTAAAACTAAAATTATGATTCAAATGGAAGCTTTTAATTTAGCAGAATTTAAAGGAGGGAACACTAACTTTAAGAAAGATGGTAAGTACCCAGGCAGAGTAACACCAGGCGGGTACGTCTGTACTGTTACAGGTGTTAAAAACTCTACAGAAATAGAAGGATATGGTGGTTCACCATTCATAGAGTTCTATATGCTAACAGAGTGTGGTAAACAGGCTAGTGCAAGATTTTGGGTAGTCAAACAAACTGACAGCTCTAAGTCTAAAGACTGGAAAAAGAAACAGTTAAAAGACTTTCTTATGAACTGTGGAGTAAAAGAATTTACTACAGACGCCATAGCTTGTAAGGCAGCTATTAACAAAAGAGTACAATGTGCTTTTGTTTCTGAAGAATACATTGGTAAGAATAGAGATACTAAACAACCAGAAAAGAAAACAGCAGTTAAATATCTGTGGTCTTCTGCTATGGGTAAAAAGTTAACCTATGATTCTAAGTACAATAAAACATTATCGCAAGATGACATGAATTTATTGTCTTCATTAAATCAAATGGATGTAGAGCCACAAGTGGTTTCTCAGTCTCATGAAGATGCAGACTTACCATTCTAAATTTTAAATTATGAACCAGATATTTATAGGGGGTAATGTACCCTCTAGCAAAAACGGTAAGAGATGGACGGGCAAAATGCTCATCCACTCTAAGACTGTGATGAAATACATCAAGTCTACAAAAGCTGATTACTTATCGAACAAGGAGAGGTTTAAGTCTTTGTTGAAGGGTAAGACAGCCCCCTATAAAATATCATTTACATTTGTTAGGGGATCTAAACATAAGTTTGATTACATAAACCCGTGTCAAACTGTTCAAGACCTAATGGTTAAGTATGGTTGGTTAGAGGATGATAACTGTGAAAACATAATACCATCATTTGAGCCATACACATACGATAAAGCTAACCCAGGTGTAATTATAAAAGTATTATAATGAAACAAGCAAAGAAGTTTATAGAAGATTATTTAGTTAAACATAACATAAGTAAAAAAGAGTTTATGTCTAGGAGCAGAAAGCGTGAGCTAGTATTTCACAGACTAATAGTGTCTAATGTATTAAGGCGTGTATTTGATTTAGGCTTAGATAATTGTGGCAAGTTAATTAACAGAGACCATTCTTCTGTTATATATCATGTCAAAGAATATGATAAGCTAAGCAAGATATACAAAGATTATTTTAATGCATATGCTGTTGCAAGCTCGTTTGCTAAGTCATACTTAGATGATAAAGACAAACACGCAGACATAGTACACAGATTATTAATATCTAACAATGTTCTTAGAGAAAACATTACCTCTAAAAAAGAAGAAATAGAAGATATTAAAACTGAAATGTTCAAACTAAAAAGACAAATCAAAGAATTAAAACAAACTAATAAAGAACTAAAGTATAATTATGTTTAATAAAAAGAAAGAGAAAGCGTATTTAGATGCACTGTCAAATCAGGAGTATACTATAATGGTGGTAGAACATGTATTAGAACAAATGAAAAACATACATAAAACACCAGAACATTATGAAGATTTGTATAAAAAGATTTGCGAATTGCACGAAGATATAGAGCGTAGCGCTAAGGATTTGCCTAACTACGAACTATATAAAAGAGAATTTAGAAAACAAGACCTAGAACAAAACTAAAACTATGATAACACAAGAGAACTATTATGATGATAAAGAGCATGTAACAAATTCAATGCTTAGTTGGTTAAAACAAAGCCCTGCATATTTCAAGTCTCAGATAGATAAAAAGTCTGTCCCGACTGATGCTATGACATTTGGCTCTGCATTTCATTGTGCAGTGCTAGAGTCTGATAAATTTGATGATTTATATTATGTAATGCCTAAGCTTGACAAAAGAACTAAAGCTGGAAAAGAAGACTTTGCTAATCATATGTCTAAAGCAGGTGACAAGGTTGTAATAACAACTGATCAATATTCTAGGATACTAGCAATGAAAGATGCAGTTTATGATAACAAAACTATGTCTGAATTGTTTACGTCTAATAAAGGTGTAGCAGAGTCTGTAAATATATGGGAAGAAAAAGTACAAGATAAAAATGGTAAAAACCATGTAATTAAATGTAAGAGCCTTATAGATTTACGTAGAGACAATGATGACTTAGTTGTAGATTTAAAGACTACAACGTCTGTATCTGCTTTTACATCTAGTATTAGAAAGTTTGGTTATGACAGACAGGCTGCATTTTATTTACGTGGATTACAAGCTAACGGTCTGGTAAGTCCAGATGCACGTTTTGTATTTGCTGTAGTAGAAAAAGAAGCGCCATATGAAATAGCTATGTTTGAGTTAGACAAGTCTGTTATGGACGAAGCAAACTTGCACATAGATAGTTTACTGCAAACTTATCAACAGTGTATTGCTGAAAACTATTATCCAAAAAAGTATGAGCAATTTAATGGTGAATTAAATTTAGTAACATTAACATCGGAAGATATTTATAAATAAAACAATGAAAAACACAGTAGTATTTGAAGGAGGAGTAGACGGCATTAGAACAATGGTCGACTCATCATTAAAAGTAACATTAGGAACACCTGAGTTATCGCCTGAAACAATGGCGAGACTTTTTGGTTTATTAAAGCAACCTGGATACATAGTCATATCTACATCGCCAGTTCAAAAAGAAATGGTAGACTTAGTAGAGACTGCGGGTCAGGAGGCTGAGTTTGAAACTAAAACACCAAGTCAAAGAATGCGTAATGTAATCTATAGACTGTGGGAAAAGGAACAGCCTAGAGAAATGAATCCAGAAGGCGTATCAACTATAGTAGAGTTTGACTTATACTATAGACGTAAAATGAATAACATTATAGAACATTTAAAAAGTAAATTATCATGAAAAACTGGAACAGTATATCAAAAGAATGGCAAGACATAATAAAACCTGACACAAGAGAAAAGGCTATGCTTGCTAAATTTTTAAACTTTCAAGGCTGGAGTATAAAGCGTATAGCAGAAAATTTAAAACTAAGTGAATCAAGAATTAGAGAATATTTAAAAGATTAATTATGAAAACTAAAGAGCAAAAATTACCAAAATGGTTTGAAGGAGAATTGTACAGTGAGGGAGCTGAAGTATCTAATCGCTTCACTGGCGAGTCTATATATTTAAACAACATAGAACTATCTATGTATGACTTTGTAATGGGTTCAACTACCTTAATGGAATTAGGTATGTATGATGATGAATCAGTTGAAGCCCTTAGAAAAGGTTTAAGTTGGTTTAGAAGAAACAATGCTGAGGCATATATGGTATTATTAGATTAGTTATGAAGTTAACAAAAGAACAACAGGTAGACATAACATTACTTATAGCTACCTTCAGGTGTTTTAACGAACAGCTATATGGTATCAAAGGTATACATCATAAAGTATTAAAGAAAAAGTTTAATACATTACTTAATGTGTCTAGAAGATACGAGACAGATGTCGTTAGAGAAATGAATAACAGCAAAGAGCTTGAAGAAGTTTATGATGTTATGATGGATATTATATTGAATGTTAAATTAGAAATTTTAAAAGATGAAACAAAGTAAGCACGCTGGAGATACGCAGTATCTTATCAAAAAAAACATGGAAGAAGTATTGAGACTTTTACTTAAAAAAAACAAACAATACGGAGACTCAGCTACCAAACCTGCTAACATATTTAGCAAGGCTAACGCAGTAAATAGTATATCAGCTAGGATAGATGATAAGCTAATGAGAATTAAAAATAAAGGTATTAATAAAAATACTTTGGATACTGTAGATGATTTAATAGGATATTTAGTACTTTTAAAAATAGCAATAAATGATGAAGAGAATGAAAAAAAGAACTAGTAATCTGTTATACAAAGCTCACATTTTAATAAATGAAGCAACAGGAATTGACGTTCCTAAGTATAAATTAGACGAAGCTAAAAGAGAAGCTAGGAAAATTTATAAACAAATTAAGGATTTAGATCCTAAAATTTATAACATATTAAAAGAAGATTTGTAATGTCAAAGTTTGTGTGTAGTAAATGTAAGTCTGAAAAAACTGTATCTACTTATACTATCAAAGTAATGGACGGTAAATCATATTATCCTGAAGCTACTTGTTGTGACACATATATGAACAAAATAAGAGAGCATGGAGGATGGGGAGCTATAAGACGTGGGCCAGACGGCACAGTCAAACGCAAACCAAGACCCTGGGAATAATGCCATATGTTAAAATTAAAATAGAAGTAGAATATTATATAAAGTCTAACGACCAGTTAGAAGAGGCTATAGAAAAAGGGGTGGAAGACCTTTATAACATATCACACGATTGGGTGATAGAAGGTGTTCCCCCTAATGTAGACTCAAAAGTAGATGAACATTTAAACTTAAAATTTTATTATAAAGAAGGAGAAGGATGGGTAGAGTAAATAGAAGCATAATTAAATATGTAGATGAAAACGATCCAAAAACTAGGTATATAGATTTACCTAAAGTAATTAAAGAAGATTATGCTTTTGAAATGATGTTTGGTTATAACTACCCAAGCACAGGATATAATACATCAACAGGAATAAAATCAAGACCATTTCATGGAACAATCAAAGACAGCTATTATAAAAGCGGCAATTAGATATGCTAATCAATTAAAAAAGAAATATGGCAACAAGGGTACAAAAACTGAAAAACCTAAAAAGGTACTACGAAAGACTGATAAAAAAGATTGATTCTTTATTATTAAAAGAGTATAATAAAAGTCCTTACAAAAGATAATTACTTTTTAATTTTTTCGTACGAGCGTCCTCCGAAGTATGCACCAAAAGCTGTGATGGCTAATAGTTGCCATAAGTCAATCCAAGAATTTTTAATGTCCATATCTACGTAGCCAAAGTCTACTAATGTAAATACTGTAAGCACTAATAATAAAAATGCTAAAGATAAAGGCCTGATTGATCTAGTAAGCCAGTTACCATTCATATCAGCTTCCCAACGTTTAGTTACTTCTACCTGCATACTTTTTTCAAACTCATAAATGGCTTTGTTTATTTCGTTCTTTACAAGTTCTTTTTCTTCTGCTGAGGTATGTATCTTATCAATAGCATTGCCTACGCTGTCTACTAAGTCTTTAGCGCCACTGTTAAATATTTTACCTAATATACTCATACTTTTACATTATAATTTAATTTAGCTTGTACGCCATTGTATGCGCTCCATACAAAAGCACTAGCTTTTTTGATATTACCTACATAGCCTTTTTGATCATGCCACTCATCTGTTGCAGACATAGAAGACAGATTACGCACTGTAAGTCCGTTAAGCTCTTCTACTGCTTGCATCTTATAAGCTTTGTTAGTGTGTAAATGACCTCTATGTACCTCAACATAACGAACGTCGCTCCAGATGTCTCTATATCGCTGAGACACTATGCCTGGTAAGTCGTTAAGTTTAGGGCCGTCACCGTGATCATTTACTATAAGACACTGTCCATATACGAAAGACTTCATCATAGAGTTACTGTTGTCTACCGTGACATTTTCGTTGTTTTCATAAAACATCTCTAAAGCGTCACCTATATGCATCATAGACTCTCTGTCGTGATTACCTGGTATCACACAAACATGTACGTCTGCATACTCTACTAACATTTGTATGCACTCTACTATCAACTTTCTTCCCGCCCTATATATTTCAATACCTTTGTCAGTATTGTATTGCGGAGTACCTTTTGTTGTGCTTACTATAGGCCAATCACCATCAGAGTTTAGAAAGTCGTTACCAACTATAAATAATATTTGATTGATATAGTATCCGCTAGCTCGCTTGATAAGATGTGTCAATGCGTCTATCATTCTTTGTCTAGCTATGTCTAAACTATAATCGTCACCGTCTATACCTATTTTACCAAGATGTAAGTCAAATGCATTAATTTCTAATAAATGCGGGTCGTCATCTTTATAGCTGTCTGGACGTATAATATATTTTGTGGTAGATACAAAAAGAGGAGTCAAGTCTTCAACTAGCTCCTCTCTTATTTTTACTATGTTTTGTAATGGGTTTATTTTTTTTAACCATGCTTTCGTCCTATACATTGGTATTGTTATAGGTCTTTTAGCTTTATCAAAACCTGTAACTTCATAAGTACCTATATCGTACTTTTCTACTTCCCAAACGTTTGTGTCTACATGACAAGCTTTGAGAAGGTCTTCCAGACTTTTGACTCTTTTACTGTCTTCACATGTAACAACAGCACCATCTTTGTTTTCTGTAAACGAGGTCTTCTCATTTTTATTTGTAGGTGTTAATTTATTGCGAAGTCTACGAGCTACACCTCTAACAGCTTCATAATTAGATTCAAATAATTTAGCAGTTTGTGCGTAGTCGCTGTTTAATTTTTCAGGGTTTGCTAATAGATACTTCTTTATTTTTTCTATTATAGATTTATCATTAGAGTTCATTTTGTAAAAAGTTTCTCGTCATCATATCTAGGGCCATAACCGTGTTGTGAGTCTAGTGTGACTTTGTTCAATAACAATTTTACTCTTTTGTTGCGTTTATTTGCAAGTGCTGTAAATTTATTTACTAACATTTTATTGTTCATAACCTCCTTAACACTTTCTCCTTTTACAAATACGTCAGACACTTTATAGGTTCTTTTTCTTTTAGAATCTATAAAATACCATGTAGATAACCATATAGGAATTTTATTGCTCAATCAATAAATACGTTAAACTTCCGTCAGCATCAGCAGCTAAAGCAAACACATCCATGTTAGGACTAGGTTTATCTAAGGGAACAAAACACCATTCTTGCGGACTAAGAGATATAATAGCTGTCGATCCATCATCAATAGATAACCTAATTGTACCAGTAGACGTGTTATTGTTTTTGCAAAATAATATAGTTCTATTTCCTATTGGCTTTATGTTAAGCTGTTCACTAGCTCCTGAAACTATACTTATAACACCACTTTGTATAGTGTCTGATGTAATAGTAGAAAATGTATGACTATCTATTAAATTTTGTATTACTAAACCATTGTTGTCTGTTATAGTAAATGTACCTTCTGCTTTTAAATTATAAGTTTTTGCCATATTACCATTCAATTAAAAAATACTTAGCAGTAGTAGATTGCGCTCCTGTTGTGTTTTGTTTTAATTTTATATCAGATGTATTTCTAAGTTTTAAAAACATAATTTCTCCTAAATACATAGTAGATATAGGTGTGCTTCCATACATCATTGTTACGCCTACATTACTAGGGTCATCTACAACTTCTACATAAATATAATGGCCTATGCCAGGGGTTTTTTGATTTATAACTACAGGAGTATTATCAACTAAATTTATTTCACCAGACAAAACAGCTTCACTTGTTATACTGTTATTTAAATTTATGTTAAAATTAAATAATTCTTTATTGATGCCAGTATCTGTAGCAACAAAAGAATTTTTACCTGTTAAAGAAATAGAACTTGCCATATTGCAAAGATATTAAATTATTTAATCAAAGTCTGTATACGTTATATAAACCTCTTCACCTTTATCCAAAGCTTTAGCAATAATAGGATAAATTCTTTTGTAAGCCAACGTAGACTGACCAACGAACCCTTCTTTTTGTACCATGTTGTTATGTTGGGTGTCCCCCACCAAGAGACAACCAGCGGTATGCTTGTCTGTGTTTCCGCAATGAATAAGGATATAGTCAAAATTAGGAACGTCAGTGATGTGAAGCATTCCTTTGTGTATATCTTGAAACCTTTTGCTGTACTTAGCGTGAAAGCCACCTTCTGTGCGGTACTCAATCTTATAAGTACCAGCAGGTATACGAGTCTCACCACGAAGTTTAATGTCTCTGTGTTCATCTTCAAGAGTGTAACATAAAAATTTACGCCCTTCCTCCTCTAATACATACAAAGCTCCTGATGTAGATTCTACACTAGAACTAAACCTAACAACCTGTAGTTTCACTATTTTTTTTTCTTTGTAGTCTTTTTTTTCTTTGGCTTCATTTTACCATAAGACTTTTTCATACCGTATCCCATAATATTAATTTAAAAAGTTTAACCAATATGTATATCCTTTTAAAGTGTCTTTAAACTTATCAAACTTTGACTTATTAAGTTTGCGTACACTTTCTTTCCATTTAGACGTATCAAATGGTTTTTCTTCGCATTTGCAATCAGGATTATCGCAAATTGGTTTACAACATTTATTGTTTTTTATTTTATCGTCACTCATATTTCTTGTATAATCGTAATAATATTTAGATTTTTTATCAGGCATTATATTATTGAATTTAAAACATAATACAATAATACTGGAGCTATTGTAGCTAATACATCCCATTTATCAAACTTACCGTAATCTAAATAGTCATATACTTCTTTAGATACACCAACTGCTAACACCAATAAAAAAACATTAGTTGATGATAGACCCATCTCTGTAAATATTAATGCAAATATAATTCCTGCTACAGCATGCTTATACTTGTCTTTACCTATATTTTTAAATTTATTTACCATTTTACTTTATTTGCCCAGTAAGCAGCAGACATCTTGCCTTTTTTAATATTCTTCGCATGTCTTGCTTTAAATGATTTAGCGCGTTTAGTCATAGTTCTGTCACCAGTTTTACCTTGTTGACCAAACCTTATTGTTTTAATTTTATTGCCTTCTTTAGCTACAACTATGTGTGACTTTGTTTTGTGTTTAGGAGTACGTTTTGGTTTGTTGTAACCAGAAACTCCAGCTCTTGCAAGTCTAGGATCTTTTTTTGCGGGCATTATTTCTTTTTTTTATGTATTGTTTTTACTTTACCATTTACAGTTCTTGCGTAAATTTTATCTTTTGTTTCTCTAATGAATGTGCCGTAATGTTTTTTACCGCCCCATGTCCATGATACTTTCTTTGGCATTACTTTAATGTATAAATTACATCTATACTGTCTGCATTACCAGATGTGATAGATATTTCGTTAGTACTATAATAAATTACGCCTTCTAATACCAAACTTACGTACGGAGGAATAACCACATCCTTGTATACATAAGAATCGTCTAACAACATTGTAAACGTTTGATCTGTAGCAGTTGTATTACAAACATACATAGACTCTAAAGTCGATCCCTCTCTTAAATTAGTAGGCGTTGTTTTTAAATTTTTTATTTTATATGTTTTTGACATATTACAAAGATAATAAAATTAAGGTGTAGTTGGATATTCAGCGCTAGTTCCACCTAAATAGGTTGACCAGTTATATTCTATTACTGCTGTTACCCAAAAAAATCTATTAGCGTTTTGCAAATCAACAGATTGCTGTATTGATAGTGCCATTTTATCTGTAGACTCAAAATGTTTTGCATTATCAAAAGCAAAATGAAATACATGGTGGTCGTCATCTGCTGAAGCTGATATAGTTTCAGTTTCTTCTATAGTCCAAGCGTTAGTATATGATTGTCCACAAGGCGATGTTTCAATACCAACTGTTATATCACTTGCTGCTC